TCGCCCAACTTCACTTGCATCTATATGAATAGCATTTGTTGCTACACCACCATCATTTACTTTTACATACCAATCTGCATCTTGTGTAGAAACATAATTAATTAAATTTCCAGTTCCTGCTTGTTGAATCCAAGTATTAGATTGGTCGTGATATATTTTTAAATCATTTCCACTCCCAATGTGTATTTTTTTATCATCTGGAATATAGACATCTTCATAAATGCTAAAACTATTACTAGTATCTTCAGTAAATCGCATAAACTCTGCACCACCAGTAAAGAATCTTAATCTATCATCAATATCTTCTCCGATATAAGTGTGTGCACCACCACCAAAATAAAGTTTTTCTGCAACTGGTAAATATAGACTACCACCACCAATAGTTATATCTCCATTATTGTCTATCTTCATTCGTTCAGTTCCACTTGAACTTCCAGTTGTTGCACCACTTCTGAAACTTAAATCATTACCCTCTTGGAATATTGCACTTGTGCTTGTTCCCTCAAAAAATATTCTTGCACTATTATCAGAATTGCCCTCATCATTATTAATAAGTAATCCATTAGCCCCACTTGCGTTTATATAAACTCTATTTGCTATAGCTGTCAAAGGATTCTGACCACCAGCATATACTTTCCATGTATCTGCTGCTGAAAACTGCATATATGTATTAGTATCGCCATAGTGAATTATTTTTCCATTTGCAATAATATCATTAGTATATATATTTGCGTATGCATTACCTGTAGTTAAAAATGAAAATTCATTACTTCCCTCTTGTATTCTTGCATATCCAGCATAATTACCTATTGTAAATCCACCAGTAGCAGTAGATGTTATCCTATTATTTATTTCTAATGTTCCAGTAATATTGGTAGCATAACCTAAAGTCATAGAACTAACTGCATCATTATCTCCATCAGTATTAATAGATAATGGATAGGTTCCAGAATTATTTAATCTAATACTAAAGTTTCCACCATCTGCACCAACCCACCATTCTGGTGTATTTGTCACATCACTTTCTTGGATTCTTAAAAATGGAGATGCTCCATCCATATGTATTCTGTTATTGACTTGTAAAGTAGTTCCATCAAAAGTAAGATTGGATTCTGCATCTAATTCTGTTGTAGTAGAACCTACTGTTACTAATTCATTTGCAGTAGCATTGTTAAGTGCAGTAATTGTTCCTGTCGTAGTATAACCATAAGCTTCAATCTTTTCTTTGATTGCACCCGATGTCATTAAATGGTCGTCAACATCATTAAATTCTGAGCCAATGTCAACATCATTCATTGTATGCCCGCCTAGTGTAACACTAGTAGCACTACCTCCGACTGCTGTTAAACTACTAGCTGCAGTAGAACCATCACCAACAAAAAGTTCATTGGTTCCAGTTTTATAAACTAACTCACCTGCAGCTGGGGTACCAGCATTTGAGAGGTCAGCACCTCTTTTGATTTTAATCGTATTTGACATTTATCTCCTTAATTAAAATGTACCACAATCTATAGTAGCAGCTGTAATAGTAGCTGCTTCTACATCAAGAAACTCAGCACTACCTACACTACCACTAAAGACTTCACTTGAATTAGTAGCGTCTGGAATAAATTTAAATTTGTAATCTGAATCATCCATACCCATGAATCCTACTTTTGCTGCACTTCCAGTATGGTATTTAAACTCAATACCTCTATCTTTGTTATCATCAGAACCTGGAGTACTATCTCCACCTAATGTAAAGATTGGGTCATCAATAGTTACTGTAGTTGAATTAACTGTAGTTGTAGTACCATCTACTTGCAAATCTCCTTGAATATGAACTTTATTATCCCATCCAATTTTCATTGCTTCTGTTGCAATTCCACTATTACCAGTATAAAATATTAAGTCAGTTTTATTTACACTTGCTGTAAATACGTCTGCTGCTGCAGCTACAATAGAAGCTGATAAAGCTACTGCGTCAGTACCTGAACCTTCATCTGGTGATGAGAAATTAATTCTACCTATAACATCATTGTCTACAACTGTGGCTTCTGAAGTATTTAATTGAAGTATAGTTCCTCCAGCAGCTTTTATTGCTACATTATCGTTAAATGAAGAAGCTCCTGTTGTTACAGAAAATCCTTTTGCAAACGTCATTGCTCCACCATTTGCAATTGCTATTGCAGCATCTCCATCTGTGAATTGAATAGCAGGAGTTCTTAATGCTGTTGTCGCATCCAATGTTCCTATAGACATAGAACCTGCTGTTAAAGCTCCAGCTACATTTACTGCTCCTCCATCAGCAATTACTTCAAATGCTGATGAACCAGCATCATCATATACTTTAAAATCTATATCAGTACTTCCAGGTCCAATTTCTACTAAATCTTGACTATCATCTATAGCTTTAATGAAAGATAAATTATTAGCTTTAATTCTTACTTCACCTGGTGTACCAAAATCAATACATTCTTCATCAGCAGCTATACCTATTGATGTAAAACTAGCATTTATTATACTAGTAATACTTGTTTGTGCTGCACTAACTGCAATATCATTAGCATTTGCTGTAATTCCAGTTCCACCAATAACATTCATAACAGCACTTGTAGCTGTCATACCTGCTCCTGCAAACAAAGATGCTATATCATCTATACTTTCTTTCCTTGTAGGGTCACCTGATTGGTCTTCATCCGAAAATGCAATAAAGTCTCCACTTGTAATAATCGCTGAAGTTAAATCATTTACATCTAACTTTAAACTTACACTATTATCTGTAGCTCCACTTGCAATAGTAGACTCTATCCCTCCATTTGAAGCAATAGTTAAATCAGACAATAATGGCAAGTGAGTAGTTACTGCACTAGCAGCAGCTTGGTCATCAGCTGTACATCTTCCTATAAATAACTGTGCATCTACATTTTGAAATCCTAATTCTCCATAGTGTAATGATGATGGCAAAGTAGTTGCATCAAAATCAGTTGGACTATTTCTTTTTAATTTTATTCTGTTACTCATATTTCACCTCTTGTTTATACAAATGTTCCACCATTTATATCGTTATCGTCAATCCATTTGGAACTAGCATCATCATATCTTAATAATGCTCCATTGGTTGGACTTGTTAAATTTGTATCACTCATTTCATCAAGCGTATCTATTCCTGTTGCAGTAGTATCTACATACGCTTTAATACTTTCTGAACTTGCTAATTTAGTAGGGCTAACTCCAGACATTGTATCGGAATCTAATACTGCACTACCACTAACCCCAGTGTTCAATACTGGACTTGTTAAAGTTTTATTTGTTAGCGATTGTGAACCTGTTAAAGTTGTTACACTACTATCTATAGCTACCGTAACTGTATTGGCTGAACCAACTGTATCTATTCCAGTACCTCCTGCTATATCTAATGCTTCGCTATCTAAATCTATATTTAATGCTCCTCCACTATCTCCTTGAAAATCTAAATCTTGTGCTGTGACTTGAGTATCTACATAATCTTTTACAGCTGCTGAAGTTGGTAATGTTGTATCATTATCATTTGAACCAATACCTTCAGATTCAACAACTAGTGTTGCTCCTTTTAAATTATCTACTTCTAAATTGCTAATAGTATTATTATCAGCATTAATTGTTTTGTTCGTAAATGTTTGAGTAGCACCAGCTACTGCTGTATTATTTAATGCATCTCTTACATTTGTTGCTGTACTATTATCTAAACTAACAGATATTTGTGAAGCATCAATACTAAAACTATCTTGTGTTTTACTTGAATTTTGTACACCAACAGTTTTTGAAACACTAGTATTTTGTACTGTAGCTTTTACTACTGGATTTGTAGATACTTTTGCAGAAATAGCCATTATGCTACCGATGCCGTAAATGTATGTGTTAACTTAGTTGCACCTTTAGCAATTATAACATCGCCTTGTATGTGCCTTACCCAAGCATCTGCTGCTTGGTCATCTTTTTCTACTAAATCCCAATGTCCTTCAAAATCATCATCAAAATGTTGTATAGCTTCAGCTGGTAATGTAAGAGTTATTGTACCAGCACTTCTATCAGCAACTACATCAAAGTGTACTTCGTTTTGACTACCTGAAGCCCAAGCATCATTAGAAGCTGCGGTACCATCAGTACCTTGACTTTTACCTGGTCCTGTAAATGCACTATGTGCATAATCTGTTACAATAACAGCTGCATATTTATGATTACTAGTCATAGTATGCGAACTATCCAATGTTATTACATTAGTAAAATCTGCATTTTGTTGTATTTCTATATCTTGATATTGGTTTGATGAAATCATTTATCTCTCCTAATATAAAAATACTACGTTTGCTGAACTTGATTTTGTTGCACAAACTGGATATATATGTCCTGCTAACAATCCTGTAAATGTTATATCTGCTCCATTTACAGTTAAGTCATAATTTCCTGCCACTTTAACGTATACTGCTCTACATGCATCTTGGTCATTAGTTGTTGCAACTACTGCCTTGATATATGGAGCTACACTTTCTTGTGCTGTGTAATCTAATAATCCTTTAGCCATGGTTTTCTCCTATTATTTAATTGCAAAAGTACCTATCGTTCCTGCGATAAACACTTTATTTTTATTACTTTCATTATCTGCTACTTTTTTATGAAATTCTCGAATATAATATTCTTTTGCTTTAATATCTCCTATTCTTTCAGCTAACTGAGCTTTAACATAACATACTACTGCCATAGACAACATTCTATTTAAATTTAAATGAGTTGATTCTGATGGAGAAGTTTGTTCGGTTAAACTAGTATTTGCTGTAGTTTCAGGGTCTTCATCTACAAAAGGTTTTTCAATTGAAGTATATTCAATTCTTAATCCATTAGTAATTGCTTCATCGGGATAAATAATATCATCCAAAGTTCCTCCTGTAACTCTACCTTGAGTATCTATAATTCTTCCAGAACTTCTTACAATTTTATATAATCGTAATTGCTTTCCATGTTGTATATAAGCATAATTTCTATTTGTGTCATAACTCATGGATTTGTGTCCTCTGTTACTAATGGTTCGTTTTGCAATCTTCTAATTGCTTTATATTTATTATCATCTTCTGTATCTAAAACACTTACACTCTTAATAGCAATTAATCCCGCTGGTAAATCATAATCTCTTGTATCAGCTACAATATTTTGTTTATTTACTTCTGTATTAATTTCATTAGAAGATTGTATTTGATGAAATGCATCTTTAATATATGCTATAACCAAATTAGTGTCTCTAGAATTTGCTCTTTCCATTATTTCTAAAATTTTCATTATGTTGCTGCTCCTTCTTGCTGTCTTTGAGCTTGTTGTTTTTCTTGTGGAGCTCCAATAGCTCCTGATATTGCTTGCAATTCTGATATTGCTCTTTGATAAAAAGCCATTGCTGCTTGTAATCGTTGATTTGCAAGACTTAAATTTCCTTGAGAAGCTTGTAAAACTGCTGCTGCCATTTCAGGGTCTTCATCTTCTAACCAGTGAATAGCAGATAAACTTGTTTTGCTTGTAGCATCAACTGAAGCCATACCTCCTTCTAAAATCTTTTCAGCATCTAATGAATTAGACAATCTTAACATATCTAATGATGCTGCATAAAATAATGCTACATTTTCATATTCTGTTAATACCCATGAATCGGTATTTTCATCAATTACTGGGGGAGCTGAATAAACAATAACTCCTTTATCTCCTTCTTCTGAATCTACTGTGACAGTAGTTCCGATTGGATTCGTATATGCATGTTGATACGAATTGCCACTCCCCACGTGTGCATTATAATCAGGGTCTGGTTTAATATATATTTTACCACTTAATTTATAATATTTAGGAAACATTTTTGTTGGAAACGACAAACTACTAGGTTCATCTGTCATATGTATAGCAATTTCAGGTATTTCTTGACATACTCTTTTTTTAGTGCCATCATTACGATAAACTGCTAATATCTTATCATATGCCAAATCAGAACCATTTCCAATAATACTTGCTCCAGCACTATCAAATCCATTTATTTCTACTTCAGAAGCAACAGTCCATAAAAATCTTTCAGGTAAACTAGATACAATAAACTTAGCACCTGCATTTAGATTTTCTACAAGAAATCTAGCTTTGGAAGCATTTCCAGTTATATTATTTACTTTTTCCCATAATTTCATATCATTTCCTCTTAACAGATAGGTCCCCATAGGGAGAAAGGAGGTAAAGAACCTACAAGGACCAACATCTGTAATTTAGCTATTATTTCCAAATAGCGTGTGATTCTGGCATCATAAATTCGAAGCCAGCCTCAGTTAGAATCATATCTACTCTCTTGTCAATACCTGAGTTTTCTAAAGTCTGAACTCCGACATAGATTGAAGTATCACGATTCACACCATTACCAACTAATGGTCTGTATTTAACATTATTCATGTTAAGCGCAAGGATTTTCACGTGTGAACCATCCAAAGCAATACATCTAGAAACATTAATGTCTCCGTATACTGTTGAAATAGTTGTTACATCTAATCCCATTACTTTCTTACGACCAGTAATTGCTAGGTCTGCTCTAAACTGGTCATCAATATCGATGTTTTGTTTAAAGAATCCACCTAGTTTGTGTAGCCAAGTAAAGACTTCAGTACTACATAAGAATACTGTTGCTTTGTCTTGGTTGTATCGTGGGTCTTGGTATTTTGACATATCTTGCAAGAAGTCATCAATGTTCTTAGATGAACTCCATGAGAAGATATTACCATAATTCAAGACATAATCCACAGCACCTTGGGTATGGTTAACACTTGAATCGGTCACTTGAGATGAGAAAAGCCCTGCTTGTTCAATATCCCATTTGTGTTCGATTAACTTATCTTTCCAAACACGAGCCCATTCGTTTGGTTCATACTTAAGAGCTGTTGCTCTTGCTGTATTAGTCATTCCGAACTCAGTTCTGAAGATTTGTGTTTGTCCATAACCAGTTGAGTATGGATTATCTTTCCAGGTTTTTCCTAATAATGAAGAACCTTCTCCGAAAGAGTTACCTACTACGTAAGAACGTCTTTCTTCAAGAGTTTCTGCAATATCTGCACTGTAACTAACACATTGTGCTACATCGCTTGCATAGGAAGCTGATTCTACATGAGTCGCTGCTGGAACTCTAAGAATCTTACCTGTGATTAACTTAGTTTCAGCAGTTGCTGAACCTGTTCCGCTATTTGCACTAAGGTTTGATGCACCTTGAGCTGCTACTGCAGTAATGCGAACTAACATATAGTCAGTTGCTGCACCACCGCCAGCTGTTGAACTCATAGGTACTTTTAGTACTTGATTAACTTGTAAGAACTCAGGAGCGGTTCCTGCGTCTCCTACTTTAATTGCGCCATTTGATTGACCTTGGACATTTTGGATATTACCTGCGCTAAAGTAGTCAGTTGCCATGTATAATTTAACTTCACCAGCAAGTGATAAAGCTGAATTATCTGATTCTTTCAGTTCTGCATTATTGTGCACATCTGTAGAACTATGTCTGTAACCAACTACGTAAGCATAACGTTTTAACCAAGATTGTCTCTTCTCTGTAAACTTAAATGATGGGTCATCTGTAGGTTTCTTCGCTAACATTGAAACAAGTCTGAAGAATGGAGTTTGGCTTAAAGCTAACTCCGAAAATCTTTCAGAAAAGTCATATCGTCTACGTAAATCACCTGTACTCAGGGAACTTCCCTGAGAAGCAGCATAACCTTCACTTAAGCCTGTAGAGGTAGCAATTGCCAACGGCGTATCTGCTGGATAACTTGTATCTGCCATTTTGTTTCCCTCCTAGGGTATTTAGGTTTATGTTTACATTAACTCGTCTAACCCAGTCCCTTGAGATAACAACTTGTCAAAAACGGCATCGTCTACTGATTTTTCTTCTCTTTGTACATTCCCAGTTGCTGCAACACTAGTTGGCATCTGTCTAACATTTTTCATTTGTTGAACTACATCATTTCTAGCCCCTTCTGCTACAATAGCATCACGACTATCTCTATGTTTCAAATAATAGACATCTTCCAAAGTTAGTTTATGTTCTTTTGCATAATCTATCAAACCATCATAGGCTTCTGGAGAAATATTGAATTTAGATTTAAATTCTTCTTCCTGAGAAGCTCTACGTGATTGTTCTGATTGTTTTTGTGCAAAATCACCCAATCTTCGTTGCACTACTCCATCTACTGTTGCATTAAACAACTTTGCAGATGAAGAAGTCGGGTCTGACAAAGCTTCATCATAATCAAACATAAAGTCTTCGTCTAAGCCAAGCTGCTCTTTTACACTCTTAGGTGCTGAGCCGCCACCCTCAAAATAATTTCTCACATGAGAGATTAAATTAGGGTCTTCTTTCATTGCATTTAGTAAAGGCATATAAGGTTCTAACTCTGTTAAACGATTATTAAGTCGCTTAGCTTCACGAGAAGAATCACTATATCTCTTTTCTAAATTAGCTACATCCTCATTAGGATTAGCTTGTTGCTCTACACCAGGGTTCCCTTGAGAGGAAGTTATCTGTTCTTGAGCCTCAGTTTCAATCGGCTGTTCTAGCGTTTCACCCATAACTTGTTTGTCAAGCTGAGAAAAAAATTCTTCAGCCACAGCATTGTCTTCTGGGGCTACTTGTTGTTCTGCTCTTTCAGCATCATCAACTAATAGGTTATCCTTATTTTCACTCATACTGTACTCCTTCTAATTTACAGTTATTTTTTCTGTTTATCAACACTAATCTTTTTCTTTTCTAGTGCTAATTCTTTTTTTACTATATCTACGGTATCTTTCATACGACCTCGTAGAATTTTTTGTTCTGCTACGGTTTCTGTTAATTGCTTATCTACAATCTTAGAACCTTCATTAATTTTATCTTTAATTCCAGCTTGAATTACTTGTCTTTCCAATGTTTCATTATCTCTTTGCATTTCTTTCATTTGCCCTTCCATTGATTCTATCTGTTGTTGCATTTGAGAGTAAATACTCTTTCTTTGAACTATTGCCTTTTTATTTCTAATATCGGTTTGTTCTAACATTGCTATATCATCTATTAATCCAGCTTGGAACCATCTAAAATACTCTTCTAATAATGCCCATCTATTGACAGGTTGAGTCGAACCAGCTACAATTCTAATATCAAATTTATTTGTTTGATAATCATTATACCTTTGAATAACTTCTCCAAAACTATTATACATAGGAATATTAATAGAAACTTCTTGTACTTCGCCTTCTCCTGCTCCAGCTTCAGGTTGAACTATCCTAAATACTTTTTGGCTTGTATATGTAAATTGAGCAATTTCTTTAAATACTTTACCCATATGCTCTAATGATGGTTCAACAACATTATTTACCCATTGTCTAATTCTTCTTGTTCCATATTCATCCATTGCTAACATACCACGATAAGTTTCGTGACTTTGGTCTCCTACTCCTTGCATACTTGATGCAACTCCACTAATATATTCAATATCTTGTTTTCCTGTTTGAGTTACTGTATAAAAAGCATTGTTAATAGGTAAAGGTTGAACGGGAGTTGGAACATCAAATCCTTGTCTATATTTTAATAAAGCACCAGGACTGCTTGAATATTTTTCCCACTCTTCTTCATCAACACTACCCTCAGTATATAGCCATCTAAGATTAGAAGCTAAATTTGCATTATGTAGCATAATTTGATGTGATTTATTTATTTCTCTTTGTTTACCAATCATTGGCAATACTGCGCTCATTGGGTATGGAGTATTTGTATGACCATATACTATTGGAATAATAGGATACTCTTCTATAGGAAGAATAGTTTCATATAAAAACATATCTCCAGCTGAAGCACACATTTTAATTTGAGTTTTAAAAAAATCTATAGTTTCTATAATATTTTTAGCATAAGCTTCTACTTTTGCTAAATTTTCAAAGTCTTTTCTAGGAATTACATTTTGAGTAGTTTTTGTTTGAGCTTTTACCAATTCAGCTTCCATTATCATTTGTTGTTCTTGTATTTTTTGCTCTGCTTCTTTTTGCGCTTTTAACAATTCAACTTGCATTCTTTCAGGAAGTATTTCTCCTTCATTTACTAATGCTTGCAATTCTACTTCTTTTTCTTTTAAAGAAACTTGTATATCTGTAGCTATTATTTCAACTTTTTCTTTAGCTTCTATTTTAATCAATTCTAATTCTTTTTCATTGGGAGGTTGTTTTAACCATACATTTACATAAGGAACTTTCTCTTTTGTATACACTTCATAAAAATCTACAATTTCATCTTGTTCTCCTTGCAATGTATATGCTTCATATTCTAAATCTCCTGGCTGTACATTTTCTGAGTCGTGAATATCTCTTTTTGAGTATTGTTTACTTTCTGTTGAGCCACTTGCTCTTACAATTTTTTTCTTAAATTGAGGAAATAAATTAATAAGAGTTGTTTTTGATAAATTCTTTTGAACAATAATATAACTTGCATCACGAAATAAAAAATCTCTACTTTGAGGGTCTACATAAATATCATAAGGGTCTACAGAATTAAATATAACTTCTCCCGTTCCTCTATCGGCATTAGGGTCTACATCTATTTTAAAATATCCAACACCTTTTACAAGAGAATCTTGAATAACCTGACTAAATAAACTTTTTCCACTAGATAAATGCCAACAATATTCAGCAATTGAACTATGAACATGAGCTATATCAGAATCGCTTCCATCTGCTCCAATTGCTTGCCATCTAGGATTATTGGCTGTAACAAAATATTTCATAATTTCTATAGCTGGGGTTATACGATTAATAATAAAATCTGGCATTCCTCCTTCACGTAAATCTTCCTTTTCTTGAGCAGATAATTGTTCATTTAAATAGAAATCCATGCTTTTTTGAGAATCAACAAACCATTTTTTCCTATAGTAACTATTCGCTTTTTGGAATAATTGTTTATTTATATCAGCTTTATTTTTTCTTCCTCTTTTTGCCATATTAATCCCTTATTTCAAAATGTGGTAAATCATCAAAATTATTATTTTTTAAATTTGTATCTCTATCCCAATCTCCACCCCAACGAATAGTAAGTCCCATCGAAGCTGCAATACCTTGTACAAATCCAGCAAAATACGTAAATCGTTCTCTATCTTCCCAGTCTACTGGATAAGGAGCAACATCTATAGCCAATGAAGGATATTTGTTATGATTTCCTTTTGGATATTTTAATTTACTAAATCCTTCTTCAAATAGCTTGTTCTGTTCTTCTTCTCCACGATGTCCTTGCAAAACAGTACAATCAAAATCTTCAACTACTCTTTCAAAGAGTTCGATTAATCTCGGGTCACACGTATTTAATCTTTCTTGTGATTTTTTTCCAAAACTTGCCATTAATCTTCATTCCACCAATCAGAAACTTTATTAACTATATTATCTTTTAAATCTCTTACTGGAGTTCTTCGATTACCTTGTTTATCTTTTCCCCACAAACCAGCACCTCTCATTCCTTCTGATTGAACTGGTATATTAGGTTTTGTAGCTTTGTATCTATAATAAGCTGCTTGTGTTTTTGGTCCAGGGTTGCCATCTATATCAGCGGGTCCTACATAATATTTATTTTCCTTTAAAAATTTTTGCCAAGCTACAGTTTCTTCTTGACTCCAATTATGAAATGGGGATTCTGTAATACCTGCTTTTTGTCGTAATGTTCTTAACTCAAATTGTTCTATTGTTTCATTAGGGTATTGTCTATCTTGTGGCATAATTGCTCCTATTTTTTATAAACTTTTTCTGCTCCTGAAATTCCAAACGAACCAAGTGTAATCCAAACAAATGAATTATAAATATAGTCATTAACCATAAGTTCAATACCTATAATTCCCATTGCTAAATCTACAATTCCAAATACACACATAAGTGCGAATGAAAGAAATCCAATGATATTCTTTTCGTTATATTCATTTTCATCCTTAAATAAATCAAACATTATGATACCAACCAATGTTTTGCTTTTCTTTTCGGTTTATACCATTTTGGCTTCTCTTTTGTCCCATTTTGTTTAAAATTAGGGGGAAAAGCGTGTAAATTAGCATAATATAGTCCCTCAATTGTATCATCATGTGCCATTCTTGGTCCAAATGTAATGATTTCATTAATTAAATCAAACATATTTTCTCTAAAATATAATGAACCTACACTAAAAATGCCAGATAAACCTGAATAAATTCTATTTCTTTTTTGAGTCCCTCCTGGCTTCTCAGGAATAACGCTAATATCATATCTGTTTATTCGTCTTCTTTCGTCATTCAATGCTTGAAAAATACTACGATTCATAGCTACATCTTCTACTGTAGCACTCTTACAATTATATTTATTATACAATTCAATAATATAATCTACTACACCCTTTCTATCAAAAACTTTTCCATCCTTATCTTTTGCTCCTAAAGTAGGAACACTACGATGTCTTTCATATTCCAATACATACCTATTGTTATTTGAGTCTACAGCAATAACCATTATCACACTAAAATCTGATTCTTTTGTATCAATATCTGTAGCTGGGTCGCATCCTATGAATGTATTAACAGGAACTCTTTCTCCGTCTTGAACAATATATCCCAACTCTTCTTCTTTATCATATTCATAATATCCTTCCCAATATTTAATATGTTTTTGTGTCCAAACTGAATCTTCTTCAGATTGTACTTGCATCATATACTCTTGATAGAATTTTGATGGAGTACCACTATCTTGATAGAATTTCTTTTTTTCTTCTAACTTAGAAAGAGGAAACCATCCAGGCCACAAAGAGCTGCCATCTGGCAATATTGCTTTATATGTAATTACTCTCCACGCAAAATCGTCTTTACCTTTTTTTTGACGTTCGTAATTAATGATAAGATTATTGATGAAGCTATCATAATGCACAGGAGTACCATTAACCCGAAGCCTACCAGTATGAGGCTCGATAGCAGGATAAACCACAGCAGTAACGAGGTTAGAGTTTTTACTACGTGCTTCAGCTGTAATCGTGTTTGCTTCATGTTCGAAGTCATCGAGAATAATAAGGTCGTACCTCTTATGTAGTTTAGCCCCTCCTCTAATCCCTGCAACATTCGATTTACTAATGAGCTTACATCCATTTTGTAATTCAACATCTTCTTCTGTCCATTTCCTTCCTTTCAAATTACCAAAATAGTATTTGATTTTATCGTTATATTCAAAGTGATACTTAATATAGTCCATATTACCAGTACTAAGTTTTTGCGTAGCAGATACCCATGCATAAAATAGCATATCGTCTTTAGGGCAAAAACAAAAGTCCTTAATAATTGAGCATTTAGTAAGCACAGTTTTTCCGTGACCACGAGGCAAAATAACCGCTAGTTGTTTTACTTCTGGGTTATCAATAGCATCCGCCATCTCGTAATGAAATGGAGGAGTTTCGCTTCGCATAAAATCGTCTGGTAAAAATAATTTACCAAAAGCAATCATATCCTTACTTGCTAGTCTTAGCGTCTCTTCTGCTTTGCTTACGTTTTGACTGTTTATGTTCAACTTTTTCCTTGTGTAATTTTTCCATATATTTCTTAAGCTTATCTTCGTCTTTATTCATACGAATATACATATCAACAACATTATCTATCATCATTACATGCTTTTGTAACATTTGTATTTCCATAGCCATAGATTTTATAGCTCTTATTATATCATGTTTTGTTAGACTTTTCTTATTTTTCATCCTTGCCCCCTGCTTCTTTTTTTATAGTATTTAGGACTAAGCTTATTTCCATACTTGGTATTATTGCTCATACCTTGTCTGGTTTTTTTCTTTGTCTTAACCCTCTTTTCAAATCCTCCGAATATTCTTCTTCTCATTATTATTTCTTTTTCTTAGTCTTTTTTTTAGTTGTTTTCTTTTTTTTCTTCGTATTATAATTTCTTCTTGAATCACCTGTATCTAATTTTGTCATTTAATTCTCCCAACAGTTTATTCTATCTTTAGTAAATTCCATAGTAATCCAACCCGTACGTTGAATCCCATAGAAGCTATAACGAGCATAGTCTGCATATCTGAGGAACGACCCTCCTCTTATATACCATTTTCGTTTTAGACTTTCTTCTCCATCTTCTATTGTTAATGAATCTATTGGTTTACAATACAACTGGTGGTTATGTCCTAAGAAATAGACATCTCCGTCACTATAAACAGAAGCCATCTGATTCAATTCCATGTCTCCATTTTTAGCTCCACTCTTTCCGTGTCCACTAACTAGAAACCAATCTTTGTCTCCAATAGTGATTTGAGAATATCCTGGCAATCTGAAATATGGAACATCCATTTCACTTGCTAATGTTTTACATACATCAAAATCTAGTATATTAAAACTTCTTAGATAGTCGTGATTCCCTCCTCTTATAAATAGGCACTTATCCTGTATGGGTTGAACAAGCTTTAAAAAACTTAAATATTGTTCTTCTGGTGGGATGCCTTGTCCCCTTTGATTTATTTTATAATTAGGGGGAATCAGTTCTATCATATCTCCATTCCCAAACCATCGTGCATTCGGGTCTTCATATATAATTTTAATTGCCTCTTGAAATTTCTTTAAGTCAAATTCATTTGCTCCAACATGTACGTCAGTTAATCCATGTATTCGTAGTTTCTCAGAACTCTTTACTTGGAATAGTTTTCCAGGCTCTATGTGTTTCTTATCATACTCTTTTACATCTGAAGGTATAGGAATAGAAAACCATTTACCGCAAGACTTACAACTAAATTGCTGCTTTACAGTTTCTTTGTTTCTCTTCTTACCCTCTTTTTTTGTTAACATGCTACTGCAATGTGGACAAATCATTTATCCTCCTTGGATGTTGTTTCTGGAAGTATAGCTCTTGAGGCTCCTTCTATTTCATCAGGACTAAACCCTTGGAACATTCCTACGACTCCAGTTTCTATTTTCTTAACTTGATTACCTAATGTACCAATTGCTTTCCCTAATTCCTTTAAGGACTGCAATGCTATATTTTGGTCTTCACTTGTATCTGCTAACTGCTTTAGGGAACCTAATATATATGCATGGTCAATTCCTAGCTGTTTAGCGATTTCTTTTGAAGTTTTTTCAATTTCGCTCATTACTCTCTCCTGTTTAAGTAAGACTACTGCTTTTTTTCTAGCCTTACCTTGGTTTGCTTCTGAAAATGCTTTCATATATGCACTTACTGCGTCTTTTCCTACTGCCACACTCGTGGCGAAAATTTTTTCTCTGTTTGTACAATTCGACCTCTCCTTTACCCTAGAGGAAGTATTCTTGATTTTGGTGCTAAATGTGTAACGATTCGGGTGTTTCTCAAAGTCCGTATCCATATTAGTTTTCTTAGAATTAATAAATGTTCCAACTATAGTTCTTACATACCCTTTAGATTGTTTATAGTTTTTAGAATCTTTTGGATGACTAAGTTTATCAGACACTTTAAGAAGTTGAACAATACGTTTATCATCACTCAAAACCCAATCTCCCTCCTTTGCATCTCTCCATTCGGAGTGAAGTATCCCTTTGGGATGGTCCTTCATAAACTCCTCTTTTGTATCATAGACGTAATGTCTTTTATTTCTAATTTTTTTACTTTCCACGCTTTGCTAATTGTTTATGCAAGGACTCAATCAAATACATAACATCCTTGTGAACCCAATGTTTTATTCCATTGATTTCTATAGGTACACTATTTGTTCCCTCGGCAGCATCGGCTTCATCGTCTATAACCGTCATTATATGCTCTTCGTTTTCTAGTTCTTTAGTTAAGATGCGCTCTAGTTTAACTAGTTTCTCAATTTGACCTAAAATACGTTCTTGGTCCTCTTGAGGAAGTTTACTTAACCAATTAATTGATGTACCCATACATTTTTTCCTTGACTAACCTAATAAAATACTTTATCTTAGATAGCTACTAGCAGCTACTTATAGATAATAGTAGATTATGTAGATTTCTTTTTCTTTGGTTCTTTCTTTTTCTTTAAATCTTTTTCTATAGCTTTCTCACGTTCTTCTTCTACTTTAGCTATAGCAACATTCAATAGAGTTTCATACTCTTTTCGTTTTTCTGCATCTTTTCTAGCTACTCCAGTTAACGCTCTTTTACCTGATAGGTCTTTACTTGTTATATATCCGTCATCTGACATTATAAACTCCTTTGTTTAGACTAATCTAAGCATACCCCATGTTATTTGCAACAAAAAATTGTAGCATTTTGATATATGACCATATAGAGGGAGGCCCCCCCCTAATTGGGGATATTGAAATGAAAAGAATAACAATGCTATTTAAATTAGGTGGCTGTAATGTCAACTAAGACGTCTGCTCTAGACAACTTAGTTAGCTTGCTAACGCAGAAACCTGAAGTAGATAATAACGTTACAGATGTTTCTACATCCGTAGCTGCACCTTGTCAAGTGACTCAATTCATTGCAAAGGAAGACATGGCTTTAACGCTAGGTGACCTTCGTAAGAAGTCCGCACAAGGTAAACTATGGGGAGGCGAGAAAGAGAAAGCTCTAGCTGGCCTTCATAGACGCGCTGTTCGATATGGAATTGCTAAGAACCTTGGTAATGAACATATTGATAACGCTAGGAAACAAATAGAAGGAGCTGATTCTTCTAGTAACGTTAATGGTGACACCTTTCAAGGAGCTGTTGGTTCAGCTATACTTGAAGTTAGTGGAAACCTAAATACTGCGATTGCTGAAATTCAGAAACAAACTAAAGCTATTAATACTTTAAAGAGTTCTCTGAAGAAAACTGCGTTTAAATAGTTTAAACTAACAGAAATGTTGAGGTTTAGAAGACCCTTGAAACAGAAGGGGGACCCGAAAGGTATTCCCCCACTTCTATTATTATTTTTATTTCACCTATCTACTCAATATTAAACTGTATAACTGGATTAAACTAGTAATATGTTGATAACATGTGGATAATATACCCTATTATATAGTAATATGTGTATAACATGGGGATAAACTACAATTGAGGTAAAGTAGTTGGTAAATATGTGCTTAGCGACACTTTCAAGGATGACCTTGACTAGACACGCATTAACCATAGAGAACGGGATATTGATTACCTTTGTCGAAGAGGGTTGAATCATATGCACCGCTAGCTCTCACCAATGTTTATTAACTACTTACCTATTAGTTAAGTTGTAGTTGTAGAAACTAGACAAAGCAACTCTAAATAAAGATGTCTAGGGGTTTAAATAATAAAGTATGTTTAAGCCACTCATTAAATGTGCTTTAGCGTTTAAACTTAAAATATCATAAGATAGAGAATATATAATCAGTTATTTTATGATTATATGGAATGAAGTTACGCAATTTGAAATAGAGTGGAATTTCAGTACTTGATAGATAGTATTGTCTATAATACTATTGCGTGTATATAGTTTAATTGTTATATAAAACAATATTATCTATTAAGTATAAATATAATCCTTTCTTAAATAAAAGAGATTAAGAGTCAACTAATAAGAAAGGAGGTGAGCGAAATGTATATTCGTTTAACCGATAGTCTGAATAGTGATACAGGCTATCTTCGTCTTAGTTATGAAGGCAGAGATGTATGGTATGTACGTGACACAGGTTACTGCTATCATATTTCAACGTCTGAATTATTAAAGACAATGGAGATAGATTATCCTAGACACTATCAGTGGTTCAATGTAATCGCTAATAGACTATGAATAAGGGAGGCTTAAAGTCTCCCTTAGAGAAAAAGAATTTATGGATGATGAATCATATACAAGGATAGCTATCCGTAACATTATTAAAAGGTGTAGTAACACTAACTTGTATTAGTGCTGTCAAGGTAGAGCTAACCAATTGATAGAGAAAAATTACTACATAACATTGAAAAGAGGTAAAAGATGAATAAAGAAATCGTAAAAAATGAAATAATACACGTAAAATGTGATTTTTGTGGGAATAACGACCCTATGGATAACTATACTTTAATGAAAGAAAGTATTTCATTTTATTCAAAAACCTATAGCCAAAAAATACAAATTAATCTTAATTATAAATATATATGCTCAAAGAGTATATTAGGTGAGTGTAGAAGAACTTTTTATTGGTGGGTCAGCAAAGAATTAACTAGACATATGGAAGCAGATGAATCTTATGCTTGGAATATGTTATACAGAAAACATCCTCAAAGAGGATAAAAATGATTTATTAAGGGAGACTTTTATTATCAGAGTTCGAGAGAGATGGTTGTCATCAACTTTATTTAGAACAAAGAGAAAAAGACGCTTTACCTCGTGTCTCCCTTATGATTAATTAGATAGTATAGAAAGTCAATAGTTGAGCGTTAGATAAAATGAATTATGTGTAGATGATAGATTTTGTCATACAGATTAAGCATAATACGTATTTGTCAAGTTGGTTTTGGTAACAAGACCTATCCGAGCGAAAACGTGAACTTGTATAAAATCTTTAATACAAGCATTATTATATTTATACTAGTATAATGAGCGGAAATAGCAAGGCGGCATTAATCAAATAAGCACACATGGATGTTAGTCGCACTAACAGCATGAGGTTAAGAGCCTGTTGTGAGATTAGTTTCACAAGTTATGCTATCTAAATATTGAGGTAAAAACAGAAAATAAATTAAACTTATAAAAGAGGTAAATATGAAAAAATGGAAATATAAAGTAAAAGAAGGTCCTAATAAAACTTCAAAACATTATCAAGCATTTATGAAACAATTAAGAGCATACTTAAGATTTATAGATAAAAATGGTAGATTACCACAACAAAGTAATAGTACTAATAAAAGACCAATAGCAGAATCAAGATTATATACTTGGGCATCACAAGTAAAGAACCAAGCAAGAAAAAGAACATTGAGTCAATGGAAATATGATTTAATGATTCAGATTCCTGGATTTATATGGAATAAACAAAGTAATGTATGGTTTACTAAGTTCTTTGAATTAAAAGAATATATTGAAAAATATGGTGAAGCTCCTACACAATTAAGATGTGAAAGATTTCCTGAAAGATTGGAAAATGGTAAATGGATTTCACCTGTAGATGCTAAATTACATAGTTTATCTGTATGGTGTATGCAACAAAGAAAACTTTACAGAGAAGATTCTCTTTTACCTGATAGACTTAATCATTTAATTGATATTGATTTTAATTTTGAACCACACAATGGTCCTATAGGTAGAAAAAATGGAATTATTCCAGGAATGGATACTGAAGAAAATATTCAATACTTATTAAAAAGAAAGGTGAAAGCTACATGGAAATATTAGACAAATTAGAAAGAATTGATAAATTTAATCAATACAGACTAGAACCAATGGCAACAGGAGATGAATGGGAATTTTATAACTATGATGCTAAAGCAGGTCATATTGTTAATGCATTTGCAAATTATCGCTTATCACATCCTTTGGTAAGATGGTATTACAAGATTAAAGATTTATTTAATTGGAGAATTAAGATAAGATTATATAAAGGAGATTAAAATGGGAAGAAAAGATAGACCCAGTAGAAAATATGTAGAAAATAAAACAGGCGTATTTAATTTTAAATCTGGTTATTATTGGGATACCCCTGGAACAGATAATTTAAGTGCACCTTACGCTACTTACAAAATATTAGACGCTATGTTACAACAAGCAAGAACACATCCAAAGGGATTAAGTTCTTTGCCAATAGCAATACAAAAACACATAGCTAGTATAATAAAAAGTTAAAAAGGAGATTATTATGTTAAGATTTAGATATGGTAAAGATACTCAGACAGTTAAGATATTAAGACACTTAAGAAAATATGGTAATATCACTAGCCTTGATGCATTTGAATTATATCGTGTAACTAGGCTAAGTTCAATAATACATAGACTTAGACATACTGAAGGCTTTGATATAGATACGATAAAAATTAAACATAAAGAAGCAAATTTTGGTAAATATGTATTAGAAGATACTAAAAACAATAATCAATTATTTTATGATTATAAAAGATTAGTATAATAATTAGGCACGGGACTAGGGTGTTATCTATTCATCCGCTTTAGAAATAAAAATGTCCCGATAGCCTTAGCCTGAATAGGTGTTGTACTTAACCTGAAATATGTTTATATTGTAGACGGAGGAATCAATGATAGATATACCAAAAATATATAACGATTACTTAGAAAAACTACGCCATGAAAATAGAGAAAAATACTCTAAACATCGTGGTTGGTTTTCAGCTAGTGCAGCTGGTAGTTGTTTTAGAAAGCAATTGCACAGAACACAAGATTTACCACTAGAACCAATGGATGAAAAATCTAATAGATTATTAAGACTTGGAACTTTAGTACATGCAGACTTTGAAAAATCACTAGACAAGTATAAAGAGAAAGGTTTAGAAGTTGTTACAGAACACCGAATAGAGATACCTGAGCTTAATGTAGTAGGTCATCTGGATGTAGGAGTTGTAAACAAACAAACAGACAAGATACACGTCTATGATATTAAGACTGCAGGAGCATGGAAATGGAGAATGAAGTTTGGTAGAAATCCAGACAAGAATCCTTCAGTTAACTATGAATTACAATTAGCTACTTATGGAATGGGTTTAGGTAATGAACATGATATTACTGATGTAAACTTATCTATAATGTGGTATAATAAAGATAGCTCTATGATGAGAGAAGAAAATATATCTAATCTTTACATAGAAGAAGCATTTGACTACTGGACTGAACTTAATGAAGTGCAAGAGAAAGTAGACAATGAGCCTGAACAGTTAAAACCTGGAACTATGAATGTTCCTGTATATAATTGGGAATGCAAATATTGTGAATTTCAGGGCAAACATTGTCCTGGTCTATATAGTGTCTAAACTATATAATACGGAGGAACTTAGATGAAAGATAAAAAACTAGAATGTAGTATATGTGGAGGAGAACATGATGACCCATACGGACATAATGCTGAGCCTATTAATAATGGAAAGTGTTGTAGTGTGTGTAATTCTGATGTGGTGCTCCCAACGAGAATAAGACTTATGTTTAACGACAAAGATGCAACAGTAGCTGAAGATATAATAGCTAAAATTAAACGATTTAAAAAGAGATACGGAGGAGAATAAGATGGGATTTGATTTATATGGTGAAAACCCTAAGAATAACGCAATGGAAGATGATTTAAACAGAAGAGAAGAATTAGATAGATTGTGGGAAGATAATAAAATAACTGATGAACAGAAAGAAGAGTATTATGAATTACAAAAACAGTTAAGAGAGACTAATCCAGGTGATTATTTTAGAAATAATGTTTGGTGGTGGAGACAAATGTGGAACTTTGTTTGTAATGTTTGCGAAGATGTATTAACTGAAGAAGATATGGCTGGTGGTTCATTTAATGATAATCATTTGATTTCAGAAGAAAAAGCATTAGCTATGGCTGATTTATTAGATGTATTAATAAAAGACGGAACAGTTGATACTATTGAAAAAGATGTAATGGCTGGAGTTGAAAAAGCAAGAATAATTAATGAAGCAATATCTAAAGAAAAGGAAGAATTACGAGAAATTGTTCGTAAAGCTACTGGTAAAGAAGATATAGCACCTATAGATTATCCAGAAGACTTTAGAAAACTTTGGGATAAACTAAATGACAAAGAAGATTGGGGTGGAAGATACCCTTTCGATAAAGAAAATGTAATACAATTTTCAAAATTTTGTAGACAATCAGGAGGATTTAGAATATGTTAAAAGATAAAGAAATATCAGAAAATAAACTTGTTAAGAAAGATGAATGGATTAAATTCTTAGAAGTTAGACAAGATGGACAACATAATATGTATAGTCCACAAGCAAGAAACTCAGTTGGGATAGACAGGGCTACTTGGGCAAAGATTATTAGTAACTTTGATGACTTATATGACTATTGGGGGGGTTTAGATGAGTGTATTCGAAAAATTAAGTAAAATAGATGTAAGTGAACATACAGAAAAGAAAGGTAAATTTACATATCTTTCTTGGGCATGGGCAGTTAGAATATTATTAGAAAACTTTCCAGAAGCAACGTGGCGTGTACATACATTTGCAGATGTGGTTAACACAGAATCACCTTATATGCGTACTGATGCTGGTGCATTTGTGCAAGTAACAGTAACTGTAAATGATATAGAAAGAACACAAGTACATCCAGTATTAGACCATATGAATAAAACTGTAATGGAACCTAATGCTTTTCAAGTAAACAATTCAATACAACGTTGTTTAGCTAAAGCAATATCTTTACATGGTTTATCTTTATATATCTATGCTGGTGAAGATTTACCACAAGCTCCAGATGCATTGAATAAAGAGCAATACAAATCTATTTTAGATTTACTTGCTATTATTGGTGATAAAGAATATGAAGCTAAAGTAGTTGCAGAAATTGGAGAAGGAACAGTTGATGATTCTAACTATAAAGCAGCTTATGCAAAATTGAAGCGTAAAGCTGATAAAGTAAAAAAGAATATAGATGAACTTGATAAAAAGAGAGCAGCTAAATGAAATTAAGTGAAATAAATAAACCAAAAGAAAACTATAGAGATGAACTATATCAAACAAATAATAGTTATACTATTGGAGTAAATGATGGTAAAGAGTTTCGTAATGCAGTATTTACAGGAACTAAACTATATCATGGAAAGCCAATGCTAACATTTGTTATGAAAACAACTGATGACTTTGCTAGGAATAATTATATTAATTTAAATATTAATCAAAGTTATTTGTCTTATAGTATTGAAGAACCTAAGGAGGAAACAGATGGGTAAACTAACAATAAAACAAGCTACGGACTTATTAGAAAAAGGCATTTTAACAAATTCGCAATTTGAAGAAATGAGAAATAATGGAGAGATAAGTGCAGGTAGAGGAGTCAATCGTAGATATATTAAAACAGGAGATAACACTTGGGTATCACCTATGTTATATTTCGCTGGACTCAAAGGAGCAAAGTACTCTAAAGAGATGACTGAGCTTAAACATAAAATAAATGAACTAATCATTGAACATACAGAAGGGGAGATGAAATGAAAGAAGTAGATGCAATATATAACGAAAAAGATAATGATTTTACACCAGTAGCTGAAGCAACTTATCCAGCTCACGTTAGTAAATTTCAATCTAGTGAATACAATGGAAGTACAGTATTCAATTTAACTTTTCGTGTTGCTGAAGAAGCAAATAAACTAGAAGTACCTAAATTAACTAAAGATAACAATGGTAATTATGTACCAACAGGTGAAACTATTAGTGCAGCATATGTTACAGGTAGAGAATACAGAGTTGATAAAGGTGTATGGTTAACACCTAGTCCTAAAGAAGGAGAAGGTTGGAAGAACAAAAGATACAAAGAATTCTTTGAAGGAATAAATGTAAAGTTCCCTTCAGATAAAGAAGGAAATGTAGTTCTTGGTGAAGTAGAAGAATCAGATGTAATTGGTTTTCCTTGTTTGATAGAATTAAGAGAAACAAGTTTTACTAATAAAGATGGAGAAAAGAAAACATCTTTAAAAGTTACAAACGTTCATCCTTGGGATGATGGAGATAAATTATCCTCAGAAGAGGTAGAAGCAGATGATTTGCCATTCTAAATGGCATATGTTGCGAGAGTAAGTTAAAGTGTCTTTTGTCTAGTTTATATTCGGTTATCTACTAGATTTTTAGGCACTTAACTTATAAGATTTAGAGAATAAAGGGAGAGCGAAATAAAATGCGAAACTCCACCAGTACGTACGACAACGTAATATAAATGTCATGTGGGATTACTAATTCCCTTTGTTTTCTAAAGATAATTTTGTAAATTATATGAGGGCTTGTTTTATGCTTTGGTCCAGGAATTCCAAACGGATTCTATGGAAGAAAAGTTGAGAAAGGTTGGCTACCCAAGCCCTTATATATAAGGAGGTATCATGGATAAACTTAAACATGCAGAAGAATTAAGACGTGTTAATACTGTTTGGAATAAAATTATACAACGTATAAAAATAAATCTAGGAATAGATTCAAATGAAAAACCAGTAAGCAATGACATGATTGATTTTATTGTAAAAGACGAATGGGAAAAAGAAAATGAACGAAGCAGTAGTAACAATTAAATTAAGTGACAATGAAATAGGATTATTAATAAATAGTCTTGGCATGCTAGAGTCAGCAGTTGTCCCTTGTGTAGATAATGGGAAATGGAAAGTACCATATGAAACATTAAAGAAAGACTTAAAAGAAATACAAGTAAAAGTAATAGAAAAAAGAAGAGAACATGAAATTAAAGAGAATATGAGGTAAAAATGAAGTGTAGTAAAGGAAAAATGTTTTTAAAAGATTTAAATGTTGGTGATATGTTTAACCAAAATGGTACAGAAGGTATATTATTGGGTTGTGAAATAAATGCAGAAGTACTAGTTTTGACATTACCAAACAGAAGTCATTTTAAAAACAATGAAAGCTATTATAAAGGTAAACATATATGGTCAGCTCATACGGAAGTGAAAAAGGTATGAAGTGCGTAGCATGTGGACACGACAGCACAAGAAAATACAACCCAACAAGGCGTATCATTTCGCTTTTGGAAAAAAGAAATCAATTATGTCAAAGAAGATTACAAAGAGTTATAAAATTAATTCGACAAAATATTCCTTCTGAGAAGGATAATCAAAAGACATTCTATTTCCTGCAAGCAATATCTAATATACCTGATGAAACAATAGAACGTATCGTATACAGATACAATATGGATGAACACGTATATCAAGGTAAAGGATTTGCATATTTACAGCAAATGATAGTATCTGGATATGAAAATGAAGATAAGATGTTAAAAAATGAAATAAAAAAGTTTGGTAGAACACCAAAGAAAGTAAAAGTAGAAAGAGGAGAGTATAAAAATGTCTATAGTAGCAATGGAGGAAACGCTGTTTCCAGTAAAGGAGGTTCCAGCAGTTCTCGCAGATGATGTAATGAGAACAGAAGGAACAGGTCATAAATTCATCATAAGAGAAGATACAGGAGATGTATTATCTTGTATGACTGATGAATACAAAGTAGTTGACAACAAATCAGTTGTTAATAAAGTTCAAAAAGTATTAAAAGGTTCTGGTGCTGAGTTATCAGAAGCTAGAACATTCTCAAATGGTCAAAGAGCTATTTGGAAATGGAATTTCCCTAAGACTGAAGTTAAAATTGAAAAAGGAGATTTAATAAATCCACAATTAATAGTAGCAAATAGTTACGATGGTACTACATCTGTTAATATTATGGGTGGTGCATTTAGGCTTGTATGCTTAAATGGATTGACAATTGGTAATGTCTTAACAAAGAAGAAAGCTGTACATAAGAATAATAATACTAGTATTGGTGAAATAGATAGTACTATTACTGATACAGTTGCTATGTTAGTTCAGATGTTTGAAACAGAATTTCCAAGACTAACAAAGACTAAGTTAAGAAGTAAACATTTAGTTGATATGGCTAAATTGATTCCACAACAATATATGGAAGATTTTACAAGGTATTGTTTAAATAATAATATGAATACATATTGGGATTTATTGAATGCTTGTACTTATGTAGCGACACACGTTGCACATAGAGATAGAGAGTCTATTCATATTATGGAGAATCAGATTTATCCAACAATAACAAGATTAGCAAGAGCTTAGGTTCCTAAAAGGAGATAGCTTCTTAATAAAGGTTCCTGAGTGGCTTAAATCAGAATAGAGGTGGAAGGTTCGGAACTTTAGGAAAACCGATTAAATCATTCCAACAAAGCCTCACCTCAGTTCTGAAACTTGCTAGTAAAACTACAGAAGACGCACATGTAATCATTCCTTGTGATAGTTGAAGACCGATAACTATTCAATACCAGGTACACAAGGTTTTGCCTTATTCTGTAGTAATAATTAGAAAGTTGATATGAAGAAAACTTATATCGTAAAACTCAATGACGGACCGAACCCTAGGGCGATACCTTTAATATAATCGGTTGGGGACAGAGTTTGAGCTCATATTTGAAGCGAATCTTTCTATAACATCAGAATAGAGGTAGGTGATGTAGGAAATAATTAGTTCTATTAATTTAGGACATCCTATCTCAGTTCTGAAAACTTAAAAAGGAGAAAAAAATATGAGTTTAAGTTTACATGATAAAAACAACAATCCCTTAAAATGTGAAAGCAGTTTTGAAGAAAGACTTAAAAGTTATAAAACAGTTTATGCTTATACAAAAGAGCATAATGAAATATCTGAAAAACTTGCAAAAGAAAATGGTAGAGGTTGGTGGATATTTTCAGGTCTATCATCTCCTAAAAAATATCAAAATACATGGATAGAGCAATTTAGAAAAAAGGATGAAAGATGAGCAAAGATATGGATGATATGTGGGTATGCGATTATTGCGGTACAGAAGAAGTAGATGAAAAAGCATGGGTTAATATGAACACTGGTAAGATTACAGAACCAGATGATTATACTAATTATTGGTGTAATAATTGCAATGATGAAGTGTCTCCAATGACATACTTTGATTGGTGTGAAAAGATTGCCGAAGAATGCGGAGGCAATAAAGATAAATACGATGAAATTACAGCAGGGAGTAGAATGTAATGGGATATTTTAAGAAAAAAGAAATAGAAAAAATGGATGATTATAAACTTAGATATGCAGAAGACTTTGAAGACGGAGTAGACAAGTATCCTATGCCCCATATACCTACAGAAGAGGAAATAGAAGATACTAAAGAAGATACTACTTGGAGTATTAAACACGAGGGACACTTGAATAAAAATAATATTATCTTCCATGATAATAAATATCAAAAACTTTACCAAAACGTTAAAAAAGTTAATGATAAATTGAAGGAGCATAAAAATGAATAAAGAAGCAAAGAAATATGAAGAAGCATTTAGATTACAAGAAAGAATAGGAAAATTAATTGATAAATTAGATAAACTGGGTTTTGAATTTATGTTTTATAATCAACAAAGCTCAATTAGAAGAAGGAGAGAAAAATAATGGGTAGATATTATCACGGAGACATAGAAGGAAAATTCTGGTTTGCTGTACAATCTTCAGATGATGGAGAACACTTTGGAGCAACAGAATGTGAACCTTCTTATATACAATACCATGCAGCTGATTTAGAAGCAGCAGAAGAAGGTATTAGAGAGTGTAAGAAAAATTTACGTGGATTTTTAACAAAGATGAATAAATTCTTTAAAAGACCAGGTGGTGGATATAACGATAATATGTTAGCAGAATATCTTAAGATAGATGAAAGACATGTTAGTATATTATTAGTTAATTATGCAAGATTACAATTAGGAATACAAATTAGAGATTGCATTAAAGAAACTGGTGAATGTTGGTTTGAGGCTGAATTATGAGAAAAAACGTAGTAAATATAAAGTTAGATTACAAACCTAAAATAAGAAAAATAGATGCAGAAATATGTTTAAGCATATATTATTCTTTTGATGAAGAAATAGGATATACTCTAGATACAGATAGTATAAGAGAAGAGTTTGAAGAACAGTTGGATGAAATAGAAGATGATATTTCAAATTTAAATTATGAAAGAAATGAACATTTAAGAACTAAACATGGGGAGGGTTAAATGGAAAGTTTACAAAAAAAATACAATAGAACTAAAATGTGGTATCAATCAGCACAAACGCTATTGAAAAGAAGAACAATAACAGATGTTTGGTGGCAAGAATGGGATAAAGATTATCCAGAAGAAGGTACTGGGCTTTGTTTTAAAACAGATAAAGGTGATGTTTTCTTTGTTGGAATGGATGACGAAGGAAATGGTCCAGGTGCTTTACACGTTGGTATGAGTGATGCACGTAGAAAAGGATTTGAGAAAGCTGGGCTTTGTTCTCATGTTTTACCAGTTGGTGTAGAAAGCAATGATGCGTTTATTGATTTATATAAGCAAGTAAAAGGTGACAAAAATGAAGAGATATAAATTTGAAGAACTATGCGATATATATGAAAATGGAGAAAACCCTTGGTGGATAATTGGTGATAATCATAATGAAAAAATGTTTTATACAGCTGTATATCATCAAATGATGTCTAATATGTGCGTAAATAATGAATATCATCCAGATTACGCTGGTGGCGTTGTAGATAAATGGATGTTTAAATATTATGAAAATGCACATGATTTAATATTCTGGAAAACATATGGTAGAGGAAGGACCAAAAAATGAAGAATGATTGTCCTACAGTATTTCCATATTACGGAGGTAAGTTCACACTAAGTAAACAGCTAGTGAAAATGTTACCTAGACACGATAGATATATTGAAGTGTTCTTTGGGGGAGGAAGTATGTTCTTTCGTAAAGATAAAGCTAAGATAAACATATTAAATGACTTGCATAATGATGTAATAAATTTGTATATTTCAATAGCGGAGGATTTCGAGAAATTCAAACACTATGCTAAACACATATTGTTATCAAGAACACTTCACGAGACTTATAGAAAGAAGATACACGCCGAAGACAAGATAGATATTCCAGATGTTAAGAGAGCAGCAGAATACTTCTTTATCATAAAGACAGCATTCAACAAAACGCCTTTCTTACCATTAAGCAGCGTTGCTAAATGGAATGATGAGATATTAGACGACTTAGAACTAAGCAGACAAAAACTAAATGACACATTCATTGAGAATATGGATTTTAGAAAGTTAATTGACAAGTATGAACCAAAAGAAGGAGATGTCTGGTATTTAGACCCTCCTTATGTTGCAGCAACTAAACGAAATGATTACTATATACATTCGTTTAATTGGAATGACCATATTGATTTATGTGCTATGTGCCATGAAATTGATGATAGCGGGGGAAAGTTTATGCTATCATATGATAATAGTCCTGCAATTTGGGATATGTACAAACATTGGAGAATAATTGAAATACCTATTAAGTATACTGGTCAATTACATAGCGAAGAAAAGAAGATAGAACTGGTCATTACAAATTATGTACCAGAAGAAAAGCAAATTAGTCTATTTAAAGAATAGGAGGTATTATGAAACCATTAACAGACAATAAAAAGCTTAAACAGACAAATGGACTGGAACCTATGCCCAAGAATGAAGAAGCAGAGATAGCCTTATTAGGTAGTATTTTATTAGAAGGCGATGAAATCTTTGAAAAAGCTAAATCAGTTATTAAAGAAGCTGATGCATTTTATACAAGTAAACATCAAGAACTATGGAACTCATTTAACAGATTATATAAGAACAATGTTCCTATTGATACAGTTACTGTATTCGGAGATATTAAAGATAATGTTACAGACCATACACTAACTACTTATTATTTAACTGGATTAGCTAATGGAGTTCCTACTACTGCAAACGCTGAGACTTACGCTAAGAATATTTGGTATAAGTTTATACAACGTAAAGCAGTAAAGAGTTCCCAAATACTTTATAACTTAACTTTACAAAATACGGATGATATTGTTGAAGTATTACATCAGCATGAAAAAATAGTTCAAGAGTTAAAAGATATTGCTCCAAGTAAAGTAGTTGAAACTAAAGATATATTAGAGAATACAGTAGAAGCGTTAAAAGAAGGTAGTAACTTAATACCCTTTGGCATTGAACAGCTAGATAAAGCAGCTGGTGGTATGACTAGAGGTGAGATAACAGTTATTGGTGGTAGACCAGGACATGGTAAAACTACTATGGTTATCAATATTGTTAAACGATTACTAGAACAAGGTAAGAAAGTTATGTTGTTTAATCGTGAAATGACTAATGTTGAAATGATGAAGAAGATTTTAGTAATGGAATTTCAAGAGTTTAGTTATGAAAAGATTAGAAAAGCTAGTAATATAGATAAAGAGATAACTCAAATTAATCTCAAAAGAGAAGCTTTGGGTGAAAAATATAAGAATCTAATAATGTTAGATGATTGTAAAACTCTTGCAGATGCAATGAAAGAGATAGGAAAGGAAAAACCAGATGTAATCCTCGATGATTATATCCAACTTATTCGTACAGACGGAAAGAATAAGGACAGAAGGTTTGAAATAGAAGATATAATGCTTGACTATAAGTGGATTTGTAAGAAAATTAAGTGTAGTGCTATATTAGTATCGCAGCTTAATAGAGAAATTGAAAGACGATTAGACCCTAGACCAAAACTATCAGACTTTGCAGAAAGTGGTGTAATTGAACAAACTGCTGAAGCGGCGTTCTTTGTATACTATCCTTATGCAGTAGATAATAGAGACAATGATAGGTATGAGATTGAAATCATATGTCAAAAAGCTAGATATGGTCAATTGGGTTCATATAATATGGGCTTCAATGGAGATAAGTGTAGTATATACTTTGACAGAACAGAAGCTATACAAATGATGAATAAGTGATAAGAGTGATTTAAATAGCATGATTCATTCAAAATATCTTATCACAATAGACCCTGGATGGAGTGGGGCAGTTGCTTTCTTCGACTCGATGAACCTCCAATTCACTACCAATTGTCCTGCTTCCAGGGACCCTAAAGATATGGTTAAAGTTATAAGAAATGCTATAGCAAGAAAAAAACCTACAGTATACATAGAAAGAGTTTGGGCTAGACCTTATGAAAGAGGGGCTTTTACTTTTGGAGAAAATTACGGAATCTGGCTTGGAATTATAGCTAGTCTAAAATTGAACAGAATAGATGTATTGCCTAAGACATGGCAACAGTCCATTGGAGAAGATATACCAAAAGACTATACAGAACGAAAAAGATATTTTAAGAAAGTTGCTCAAGATTGGGCAGGTAATAATCACAAAGTTACATTAAAGAATGCAGACGCAATCTGTATTGGAATGTACGCATTAAAGGAGAAAAAATGAATCTAAATTCTATTTTAAAAACCATTACAGAAAACGAAGAAATGTTAAAAACTATAAACAATTTTGAACTAAACGATAAAAACAGAAAAGCCTTAAAAGAAGCATTTAGTAAACTAATGGAACTTAAAAGATATTATATCAAAAAAGCTAATTCAGAAAAAAATTAATAACTTCCCGCAGCTCTACCACCAGTTCTACCTAAAGTAGTTAAGCTTTTATCTATATCAGGAGATATACTTCGAGGTTTAACTGTTTTAGGTTTCTTTTTATCAGGTTCCATAATCCCCAATTTTTCAAACCAACTTCTAACCTGTTGTCTTTTGTCCAAAATATCCTGGTTTGGAAACAACCCAAAACTACTTTGAACCTGGCTTCCAAAAGTTCCTTTTCCAGTCCAAAAATTTGTCATTCTTTGACTACCTCTATTTATTGTCTTCCAGAGAATATCCCATTTTTCATTTGTTGACTTATCTGAATAATCTTGATAACCACTAAGCATAGCTGCCCATCCATCTTCATCTAAATCATATAAATCCGCTAAATTATTTAAAGTAACTAAGTCTGAAATCATAGGTCCACCCAATAAACCAATAAAAGGACCTTTTCCATAAAAAGAACCTCTACCTTCTCTCTTATCATATTCAACTAAATTACCTTTAGAATCTGTGGTCATACCTTCATTTCCTTCTAATATATAATCTCTAATTTGAATAATTCTTTCTGCTGTATCGTTTTGTACAAGGTTGCTAAATCTTGCTCCTCCAGGAATTGCAACTTCAAATAAAGGAGTTATTACTCCATATAGCATTGCTAATCTAAAAGCTCTACCACCTTCTGGGGTATTCCACAAACCAGAAGATAAATCTTCTGCATAATTTCTTGCTATCTTTCTTTGATAATTAAAATAACTCATACTAAAATGTTGGAATTGAAACATTACAGCACCAGGTTTAGTAGTCATAAATTGAGATTTTCCTGTAGCTGAATAATCATAATGAAGTTCTCTAGTAGCCCAAACACCAGCATTATTTGCTTTTCTACGTAAATAATTTTCATACAAAAATTGCATGTGAGTAGAATCTCCTTCCTTAAATATTTGATGAGTTCCTTCTTTTTGCAAATCTCTATAATTATTGGCTTCTAATTTTTTTATTTCACCTTTAGAAATACCTTCTCTTTTTAATTGTTTATTAATTTGATTCATAAATAATTGTTGGTGATAAGTATTATCACTCTTCATGCTTTTCCAAGCTAAACTATATCCAATTTTATATGTTAACTTACGATTTAATTTATTCTCAACAAATTGCATAGCCCAACCTGTTGTATCTGCTATTTTGTCAATAGAATCTGCAAATCTATGTAAGTAATCAGCATTTACTCCTTTTTTAGTTTCAAAAATTCCTTTTTCAAGACTATATTCAGATTTATTAATAAAACCAGTCAGAGGTCCCTCTTTAAGGTCTGCAAATAAAATACCATTATCTTGTAGCCCTTGATTTATTCTTGTTTTCATTTTAGGGTCTAGCATTTCTTTATATGATTTATATAAATTAATAGCTCCAAAATGAACATAATTTAATAAACTTTGAGTTGCATTTCTAGCCGCACTTCTAAGGTTTAAACCTAGCTTAGAAGCAAATTGATATGATGTTATAGCTCTTGTAATATCATTTAATGCTTTATTCTCTCCAGCTTTTTGACCACTAATAATTGAATACTGATGGTCAATAAATTCTTCCATTTGTTTCATCTTAGTTTCCATCTCAGTTCCTTCAAACTTATATAAACTTTCCATAACTTTTAAATATTGAGCTGTATTATAAGTTACCATATTAAATCTAGAAGCATTTTTACTATATGCATCTAATACATAAAATATGTTAGCACTAGCTTTATCATTATTAATTTTGTTATCTCTTAAATTTGTATGCAAATTTTTATTTTCTTTAAATACTTTTTCTATTTTTTCTAATACACTTGCTCCCTGTCGAATATCTTTTTCTGGATTCTTTTTGTTTGCATGAAGCATTAATCTAGAAGCTTCAGTTATAGAAGGTAAAACTTCCATTGAAAATATAGGATAAAATCCTTCCTTTTGATTCTTTCTATCATTGTATTCTTTAATTACACCATCAAGATTTTTAACAACTCTATCATATAATAAACGACCATTTGAATCTGTTAAGTGCCCAAATATATGTCTTTTATTCTTTATTGAATTTCTAAAATTTTCTATACCTTTTTTTATTTGTATTCTTCCTCTTGGATGTAATTCATTATGCCATATCTCTGCTGCATTTTTAGCTTGTTCAGTATATCCCCTTCGTTCTGCAAATTCTTTATATCCTAATTTTCCACCGCTATTTATTTTTGGTTGCAAAATTAAATCATACACTTCTTTAAATATTTTACCTTGCCCTTGTCTCATTATCTTATTTATTCCAACTATTCCTTTTCTAGGATTTCCTTCATATAATTCTCTTGCAAGGTTTACATCTCCATTTGCTTGAGCTAAATCATATTCTGAAAATAGCCTATCAACAACTTTAGCAAGTTGATTTGGATTTTTATAAATTTTACCTAAAGGATTATTTCTTGATTTTGCTCCTAGTATAGCTGAACCTTCTGCTATAAATTTCCAAAGGTTTTGATATGAAGCAGCGTTTGTTTGATTATTACCTGCATATTCATTAACAGAACGAAATATATTTTCATTAAACCTGTCAACTACACCCCAATCTTTAGCCCTGTCTTGAGGCTGAAGAATAGCATTAACTATATCATTTCTATTTCTTGTTAATCTATATTTTGCTGTAGCAATTACTTTAGGAATTTTTTGCAAATGTTCTATCCTAAAATCTCCATCCATACCAGCTTTTGCTCCAACAGTTTTCATTTTTATTTGGTCCCAAGTAAGCCTCATATCTCTACTATCAAAACCTTTTTCTCCCATCCATTGACCAAGTTTAGAAGCATGCAATTGAAGTGCAGCTCTTATTTCTTTTTTCTGTTTATTTGATTTAGCACATATTCTTATTGAAGCCATATTAATCTCCCTTTATTACTTCTGTTACAGAACATAATATACCTTCTTTTGGTTGTTCTGTTTCTTCTTGACTTTTTCTTTCATATTCTTCTAAACTTCGTTCTACATCCACAGAACGTTCTTGTGTTAGATTTTGAGATGTCTCATTTGATTTTAATGTATTATTAGTTTGCAAATCTCTAATAAAAGAATTTCTATCTTTATCTATATAAAATGCTCTAGCATTATTTTGGTCTATAGCTATATCTGATTCTTTTTTACCATATATTGCTGAATCTCTTCCATATTCTGCGCTGATGTCTGTAACAGCTTTCCATGGTAAGTTAGTAATTCTATTATTGTTAATAATTTCTGGAATAAATCCTCCATTAAATATTATACTATCTATTGTATAGTTATCCAGTTCTGTAATTCTTTTACCAAAAATATTATCAGCTTCTGGAATTAATTCTTCTAATAATCTTAATTTATTATATCTAGTACCCATAGTTAAATGTTCTACTCTCCAATTTTCAGGAGTCATTTTACCATCTTTTAAAGTTCCTTCTCCAGCAATTCCATTTTGCATTGCTAAAACTTGTCTTTTATAATTGTTAAAAAATGGTTTCCAAAGAGGCTCTAATCTTGAAGGTATTCCCTGATGAAATTCCATAGATGTTTGCATTCCCAATTTTACAAATTTGTGAAAGTTTGTATATTTAGGCATAAAGTACAAATTACCTCTATAACTTCCAATTTTATTTGCTTGAATTTCTGGAGACATTAATCTTCTAAAAACCAATTCTTGTAAAGCTGGATTTTGATATTTATCAGCACGTAATATACCTAATAATTGTTCTCTATAAATATCTACAATATAATTATCATTTATAAATCCTGATGATTCTTTTGGCTTATATTCTTTTAACATAGCTTCACTATAATCTTTTTTAAGATTATCTATGATATTAATTAATTCTTTATGAGTTTCTGCATTCACTTTCAAAAGTCCAGGAGTAGATTCAGCTAAATTACCAAATGCTCTTTCAGCAGCCATAGCTTCTAATACATCTCCCCTAGATACTTGTTCAATATTAATACCATTTTTTTCCATACTTGCTTTAGCTCTTGCTTCTATTTTGCTCTTAGCATCTGCATCTAAAACAGAGAAATTATCTCCTTTTTCTTCTTTTAATATTCTTTCTTCTCTTATTTTATAATCATTAAAAACAGAATCTAGAAATTGTTTAACTTTAGGTTTTAATTTTGCTTTGTCTGTAAAATATGAATCTACATCTAAATATTCTTTTAGTTCAATTTTCTTCATATTCTCTATAAGAACTTTTTTAGCCTCTATCTGAGCTGTAAGTTTAGCAGCACTAGAAGCGTCATTGCCTGTAAGACCTTTTCTTTCATTTCTTAATTCAGCTACTTGATTTTGAAGAGTTTCTAGCATATAAAATTTTGCACCAACTTCTTTAGTTTCTTTGTTGAATGCCTCTATTATTTTATTATAATGCTCGGCATCACTTAAATACTTATTATTTTCGCCTCTTTCTCTAGTAGCTGTAAATTTATCTATTGTACTTTCTACAAGACTTGTAATATCTGTATCAGTATTTTTCCATTTCCATCCATGGTTAATCCCGCTATGCATAGAATAGTCAATTCTATCAATCATTCCCATATTGCTTGTTCCATTTTTATTTCTCATAAAATTAGCATTATCACCAAATCCACGAAGTATTTGCTGACTTTGACTCCATCCCATTTCATTTCTTAGGGCATTAGCTTCTTCACTCCATTCAAAAGAAGACAATTCTTCACCATATCTATCCATTGTTGCTTTTCTATCTTTAAATTTAGGCTTTCTCATACTACCATCTGCATTCAATTCATTGTTTCTAAATTTTAAAGAATCTTTTTTAATCATCCATAATTTTTCTATTGCTTGAAATGCGGTAACATGGTCTCTTCTGAAATCAATATTAGGCTGTTCAATCCATACAAGTTCGTCTTTATATTTTCCATCTTTTCTCTTCTGCCTTTTCATAGGAACAAATAATCCATAGTCTTTATGAAATAATAATCTGTTAGTTATATCTCTAGCACTACTAAAATATTCTGTATCCCATTCACCTTTAGCTGTATCTACTAAAGTTTGAATATCTTTAGCTAATTCTTGTCTAAACCTACTTGCTCCCTGTTTATCTCTAACTTCTTGTCTTATTCCTAAAAATAATTGAATTCCTTTATCAGTACCAGATATAGGGAACATAGGTCCTTCATAAAAAACTGCATCTCCCTTTTCATTCAATATCCTAAGGTCATTACGACTATTGTTATTTAAAAACCAATGAGCAATATGAGAAACTTGCATAACACTTCCTCTCAATCTAGCTGCTCTTGCTTGTACTTCAGAATATTCTAATTGACTTATTTCTTTCATTGGATTGTAAGGACCACTTGTAAGAGTTTCGTAAGCAGCATTTCCATTTGTTGGTCTAACTTGTGTAGCCATCGCTTGAGAAGCAATCTTCATAAATTCTTTAGAAACTTCTTTAGAATAGCTGTGAGAAATAGATGCAGTATCTCCATCCATATCTGTTTCAACGTGATGGAAAGCATCTTTATCATTTAATATAAATTGATTTCCATTATCTCTTTCATTAAAATCTTTTAAAGCAACAGGAACTACACTACCTTCTTTGTAGTAAGGGTCTCTTCTTGCGAATAAAACCACATTATATGGTATTTCAGCTCCTTTAATATATTGTTTTCCTTTTACTTTTTTAGGGTCTTTTTGAAGAGCTTGTTGTCTAACTGTTAAATTTCCATTTGTGTCAGGAACGATAATTTCTTCTTTTAATAGTTCTTTATGAGCTTTACTACCTTTAATATAAATATATTTATGGTCACCTCTATCAGCTTTGTTGTCCCTTAATATATATTCTCCACTTTCTATATTCTTATTTTTTACAATCTTATTAGCAAAGTTTACAGCTCCTCCTGGACCTTCTTTCATTGCTTGTAATTGTTCATTTGCTTCTTTTAAATCTTTAACAACCCATATATCAGCTGGGTCTCCATCTTTACTTCTTCTTCCTTGATGTTCATACATATCTACTTTAACTTGATATAATGGAGTTTGTTGTCCGTTTTTTGCGTAATCATACATAGTACCATTTTCTCTTAATGTTATACCATGTTTTGATGCTTCAGAACCATTTACAATTATATTATTTTCTCCTTTTTTAGGAATTTCTATTGTAATTTTATCTATATTAGTTTGTCTAGTTCTGAAATCATGAGGAACTATAATTTCTCCTAATTGAAAATGTTCTCCTGTATCTTTATCAACAATAGGAATTTTTAAAGGATTTTCCAAAGTTCCATCTTTTTTAAATCTTATATCTGGAGCAAATACAGCATGTGAACCTGAAACTTTAGGATTTAAAGATTCACTAAATATATCTTTTAATAACAACTCAGTCATAGTAACTCCACCTAATTGAGGAGGAGCATCAAACATAGTAAGTAATTTGGCGACTTTCATATCACCTTCTCCTAAAACAAACCCTTCCATACTTTCAGCATTATGAATACTTTTACGATTTACTAATTGTTTTAATTTTGCTATTTGTTCATTCATGTATTGAGTTTTACCAATTCTTCTAGCATTTTCATTTGCTGTCTCCAATTTTTTTCCATAAATATCTCTAATGAATTGATTCATTACATTGGAATCTCCTAATTCTTTTGAAGAAGTTAACATGTCAAAATGTAAAGATTGATTAGCTGGAGCTGGAACATCAGTTTTATTGCCTTTTCTGTACATAATACTAAATCCTTCTATATCTACAGGTATATGAGTATTTTTATCTTTTATTTTCTCTTTTAAACTATTTAAATTAAAATTTTCTGAAGTAAAGTTATCTAAAGAAATAAACTTCTCTGCCATTTCTTTGTGATAATTTTGACCCATTTTTTTAGATGCAGTGTTAAAAACAACTACTTCTACATCTGTTCCTTCTACTATTTTTTCCATCATTTTGTGTTTCTGAAGAAATGTTTTGTATAAACCAAATAGTTTAGGATTTTTTATATCTGCATAATGCGCTTTAATACCACCAGATTTAGAAGTGCCTGGCTCTCTTCCGAATCTAGTGTAATCCATAAAATCATGAAACTTTTTAGTAACCATCATATAAGAATCTCCAGCAGACACCTCACCATAGCCTTGATTTTTATATAAATCTTTTATATTTTCAAGTTCTCTTTCATAGATTTTTTTAGAATAAATGTTTGTTTCAGGATTGTTTATTAACTTTTCTAGTCCCTTTATAAGCCTATTTTGTACACTCACAATTTCGGCAACTTTACCATTTAAATTTTCATCTCTAATTACAACTTTTTTAATTGTCCTACCTTCTGGATGACTATTTGTAGCTCTTTGATTCATTTCAAGAATATCTTTTTTGCCTTCAAACTCTACTTTAGATTCTGACATAAATTCATAATGTTTCTTTAATAAAGGTTTATCAAGGCGAACAGAATTAGAATTATCAACTATCTTGATTCTTGTCTGTTCTAGAGCATGAAGCTCTGGGTCTTGCGATAGTTCTTTATAAAAATTATCTAATCCTTTTTCTTTTTTTATTTCTCTTAACTCTAAAGTATAAAGCATGTCTCTAAATAATTGTCTACCTAATGTTGGTTCTATAGGGAAAACATTAAAATCAGAAAATAATGGAGATTGATTTTTACCTCCAAAAGTCCAAGAATCTTTAATAGTAACAATTTCTTCTGTTACTGGGTCTATACGTTGTTCATTTTTTACGTTATTATCAGCAATAAATTTATCTGCCATTTCTTTTTGACCATCTTTATATAAAGTCTTAAGATAAGTATTCAAAACAGTATCAACTAAACTATCATTTAATTTAAATGAGTCAATTTTTCCTTTCATACTATTAGGATGACGAAGATAAAACATTAATCTAGGTAAAACTTCCCCTTGTCCTGTTGTCTCAATTTTTAAATCAGATGGTCTTTCTACATCCCTACCCTGATATTCTGATACCATATCTTTAGGATTTTTAGGCATATAAGGTAATTCTCCGTTATATGCTGCATCAGCTGCATCTATATACATATCTTTATCAAATAAACTTGCTTCTTTTCCTTCTCTATTTTTTAATGTACTTTTAACATAAATAATTTTATTTTTTATACCAAATGCTTGTTGAGCTGGGTCGCTAATTAGTTTTTCAATTATTCCATCTCTAATACTTTGAGTAACTGAAATATCTTCTCTTGTTGTTCTGGCTTTATCTTTTAAGTCTATTTCAATGATTGGTCTATCTTTTGAGTTTACTAAATCTGTTGAAACTTTCATTAGCACAGATTGTGTAAGATTTGGATTATCTCTAAATTCGCTATTATGTAATTCTAATTGTTCTTTGAATTTTAGATTAAACTTAGCAACGTCTCCATAAAATTCTTTTATAAAAATATTATTATGTAAGTATTTTCTTTTACTTACACCCTCTTCTAATGAGGTCCATTCTCCAAGATTGTATTCTAATAAATGGTCTACTGTCCAAGATTGTGACATTAATTCTGAATCTTTAGTCATATCTAATTGTTCAAAATTTTCGTATCGTTCTTTAATTTGTCTTTTAGAGTAATCCCAACCATTCTCCATAATAGAATTAAATTTTTTTAATTCAGATTTAAGAGCCATCATAAGGTCTCCTGGCTCAAGTTTGTCCACATATCTATCTTTATTCCATGCAAATTCATTTTTTGTTACATCGTACAATTTACTTAAAACAGCGGCATCAAATTGTTTTACACTTGATTCTCTGCTAGTCATTAAGTCAGCGGTAATCATTTTCATTATAGCACTATGTCTTTGGTCATTTGGTCGGTTTGAATCCATATCAAATAATTTTTTATGAAAAATTTGTTCTTTTCCATATTTTTCTTGAGTTAAAACTTCGCTTAATTTAATGTATAAAAGTTGAGCTTGATTGCTAGGAATTAAAATTTGAGTTTGTCTTGTATGGGGACTTAATACACCAGTATAAGAACCTAATTCTGGTCTATATTTATTAGTAAGATTATCTATAAGAGCATTAATTTCTTGCATTTTCATATCTATTGTTTTTGGATTTTCAGCCATATCTTTAAATGATTCATAGATTTTTAATCTATTATTTATTTCTACTTGAGAAAGATTAGCATCTTCTAAAGATTTTTTGTAGTCTGCTAGACCTTTTTTATCTATTTCTTCAAACATTTTATCAAAATTAAGATTTTTTTGTCTTTTGTTAAAAGAGGTCAAACTTTCTCCAAATAATTGAACATCTTTAGTGACTCCTAGAAAACTATCAACAATACCCTGTTCTTTTAAGATTTGAATTACATTAAAATGTTTCAAACTAAACGGTGTTTTTCCTATAACTTTTCCTTCAGCGTCAAGTACTGGAAATTCTGATTTTTTTAGAGATTCATGAGCTTGAAATTTTACAACAGTTTCTGTGAAATCTTCAAGTTGTTTCATTTTTTTGTATCCATTAGACCAAATAGTTACTCCTTCTCTATGAAAAAATTCCATTATTTCATTAATATCTTTATTAGATATTTTTTTAATATCTTTACCTTCTTCAAGTCTTTTCATTTGTTCCAGAGTCGGTCTTTCAGTAACATTAGGTCTTACTGATTTTTGTCCTGGAATATTTCTAGCTGCATCTCTTATAGAGTTAATAAAAAGACTTTGTTTTTTATTTATATTTGAGGTTGGACTATCAGACACTAAAACTAAATCTGTAATCTTTCCATCTTTTTCTGTTTTTATTGCATCATTAATTTTATCTAATATTCTTTTTTCAGAAGGTTCTAATTTGTCTTGTTTTGTTTCATACAATTTTTTTAATACGCTAATGCTTTTATCTACACTATTGAAATCATTAAATATGTCATATTGAGCTTCAAGAAAATTATCAATTTTAATTATTTTTTTAAATCCCATCGGTTTTAATCTATCACTAAATCTTTCTTGAGATGATTGTATATGATTAGCCCATTCTATCAAGCCGCTTGTTCTATTATCAATTTTTATAGGTTGTCCTATTTGGGAAAAAGGCATATCACTATTTCTATGATTTAAGTCAACAACTCTATTCCAAGTATCAAGAGCTTGTTCAATATGTAATTGATTTTCTTTGTGTGCATCACTCATTTTTGATAAATCTAAACGACTAGAGTCAATAGGGGATAATTTTGTAAATCCATCGTTTGTTTGTCCTACAAGACTATATTTTTTTCCATCTGGTCTAATAAGAAAGTCTGTCTTTATCATGTCACTTACCATCATATCAACACCCTTTTTAATATGCAAACCTCCTGATTTAGTCAAATATCTCCACATATCAAATGAATTAAATACATCTAGTTCTTTGAACATCTTCTCCATACCACGAGCTTCTGAAGATTTTAATTCTTGCATAGTAATATCTTTTACTCTATAGCCTTCTGGTATAATTTTATTTCCTTCTTTATTGAAAGCACTTTGTACATTTCTTGACCAATATATATAATTAGGAATAAATTGGTCTCTAGGTCCTTTTAGCTTTAAATCTGTATCACCTTTAAAAGTTATATCATTTCCATCTGTATCAAATTTTTCTTTTACTAAATATTTATAGTTACCCTTTTTATCTTTCTCTAAAACCTTTTTATGAAAAGTGCTTGTTTTTTCATTGACACCTCCAACTGGTTGTACTTGGTCCCAAAAATCAATCCTATCTTGTTCTATTCTATTGAAAATAGGTCCCCAAACACCTCTATTACCTACATCTACTCCAGTTGTTGAGTTTATTTCGCTTAATATTTCTAAATTTTTAGGAAAATCAGCACTAGTTCTACCAAATAATCCTGAAGATTTAGAATTCCATCTATTTGTCATTCTATCTAAAGAAACATCTCTTCCTTTAAATTGCAAGTCTCTACCACCCTTTAAGAATGCCATACCTAACATAGTATGAAATATTTTATCATCCATAGGGACATTCGGGTCTATCCAACCCTGAACGCCAAATAATGTACCACCAGCTAATACTCTAGGAAAACTTCCCATTATTCTTTCTCCATTTACAGTTCCTCCAAACCAATCAGCTTTCATTGTTTTTGCAAATGCGACTCTCATATCAGTTCTAACTCTTTTAGCTAAATGTTGTAAGCCATCTTGTTGAATTTCAGCAATAGCAATTTTTTGAGCTCTTGTAAGAGTTTCATCAGATGCTAGTTTAGCTAAATCTTCTGGTAGGAAAAGTTCTTTATTTCTAAACTTCTCTGGTAATTTTTTAAACGATGGATGATTTCGTGCTTTTTTTCCTAGTACCGTAGGAATACCTACTGTTCCCAACTCTTTATCTTTTAAAATAAGGTCATCTATTTGTCCATAAGCTCTATGCATATGATTTAAAGATTGTCTACCTTCTTTAGTAGTTGTTTTAATACCTTTTGCAAAATTAGTACCTGGACCATTTAACATTGAATTTATATTATCTAAGTTAGAACCTTTCATTTGTTTAAATACTCCACCTCTAACCCCACCTGGAATCGCAGCACGTGTCCATCCTAAAGCTGCACCAAATACAGATGCATGTATTCCAGTTTTTAAATAATCCATAATTCCTATAGGAACTTTATTCTCTCCATCTAACGCTTTAGGCTTATATCCCCACCAATCAGCTGAAGATAAATCTTGCACTCCTAAAGCCATACCTTCAACCATAGCAAATAAAGCTGCTTCTTCCATCATTCCGCCCATATAAGCTGCATATTTTCCAGTTGTATCCCAATTTGCAAATAAATTACGTTTCATAAGATTGTTAGTCATTAAATCTTCTAGACTTGATACTACTCTACCATCAATAGATGTCCACCATGTTCCCATATCTTTACTAATAAGTTTTACCGCCTCATCATCAATTCCTCTAATTCCTTGTTTTGCTACAAATTCTTTAATCATTTTACCAGTATTGTGTTGCATATCACGAGAAAATTTAGTTTTTTGAACTGCGCTCATTCTAGCAAAATTTGACAGTTTATTTCCAACTGTAAGTGCAGTTGCTTGTTTTACAATAAAATCTTTAGCGTCATCTGCAGTTTTGTATAATTTGGAATCAAATTTTAAATTCTTTTTAGATATAGCAGCATCAACAGATGTTTCAAGTTGTTTGAGACCAGTTTTTGCTCCAGCTTTACTGCTTTGAGCTGCTGCGCTAGTCCTTCCTTTAGTAGCCATAAATGGAAGAATAAAACCAATAGTTTCTCCACTCATTTGCATAAATCTTTCTAAGCCAGTTTCTGGGTCAGGAGCAATATCTTCCCAATCAGTAAATGTACTTGGAGCACCTAAAAGCGCTTGGTCAACAATCCCTTCTCCAAACATTGCTGAACCTCTACCAAGTTGTTCCATTAAGGACCTTTCACTTTCCCAAAAATGAACTCTATCAGTAGGGTTTCCAGAAAAATCTACTCTATCTTCATAGCTATATACATCAGATTGTTTTTTAGAAGGAGGTCTTCCTGCTCTTTCGGCTCTTTCTTGTAGTAATTTAGATAAATCTTGATTAGGTTTAGGAGTTTGAGTTGATATATTTTGTTCGTAATTAGATACACGATTTTTTATATCAAAAGTGTTATCTTCTACCTCTTCTCCTCTTGCAAGCCTTTGAAGTAAAGACTGTTCAAATATATTATCATCTGGCATAAATTATCTCTTTCTTTTTAGAATATCGTTTGGAGAATTATCTTTTGTCATATGTATCATCTTTTCTAAGAAAGGTATAGAATATGCTCCAAAATTTGTATTATATCTATCGTTAAAATCTAAAATTCTATCGTTAAATTTTGTTTCAAGTCTTTCAACGTTTTGTTGAAGGCTATTAAGTTGATTGTCATAATTCGTTCTTCGTTTTTCTACAGGAGTTTCTTCTAGTTCTCTAAGTTTTATTGAAGCTTTCCCCAAAAGGTGTTTATCTCTAACTACAAGTTTCATCTCCTGAGCATATTTATTGTCTTCCATTGTAGCTCCCATATTCATAACAGTATTATATGCCTTCATTGCTAATGTAGCAGGAAGTTGTTTAGCATCATGTCCAAATTCTCCCATATATCCATACTGAGTTTGGTCACTATCTCCAGCACCTCCACCGCCTCCAGCACCTCCAGAACCAGAACCAGAACCACCTCCAGAACCAGAACCAGAACCACCTCCAGCACCTCCACCGCCTTGGCTAGTGAATTGATTAATATTATTAGTAAATACAGTAGCTTCGTTCTGAAGTAGACTTCTTCTTAATTCTATAAGTCTATTTAAATTACCCATATCTTCGTTAGTTAAGTCATATCCTTGTTTACTAGCTATATCTAAATAGTAGTCATCCATTTTATCTAACCCTAATTGCGCTTCTGCATTTAATGCAAGATTTTGATTCATAGCGTCTTCAGTCATATCCATGCTATATACAGCACTTCCCCAACCTATACTATTGAAATATTGTGTTTGTCTATTAGCATCCATATTAAAAACAGATTCTACATCATTTGTAGAAAATGGAAATGTATATTCTAGTGGATTATCATCATCATCATCACCACCAGGTTTTCCACTAAATACTCCTTCTCCCATATCAAATTCTGAAGAAGATACATTTTTAATTAACTTAGAAGGGCTTATTCGATAAAAATCCTCTAATTTTTGATTTAACTCTATTACTTCCTGATGATTGCCTATAAGATTTTCAGCTTCACTATAAACTTTTTGATTTCTTGGTTCACTAAGTTCTTTTCCAGGAGGTAGAATACCAAAAGCTGCTAAAGCATCTTCAAATGTATCATCTTCATTCTGTATTTCATTATTTATCAAATCTGCAAATTCAATAACAGGGACATGGTCTGTATTATTAACTCCAGCAGACCAAATTAATCCAGCCATTTTATTAGACATAAAAGGGCTTAAGCCGCTCTTTATAAATTGGTTTCTTAATCCGCCAAATCCTTCTGCGCTATCTTTGTGTATTTCATATAAAGGAGACAAATAACTATCTCTAAAAGATTGAACATTGTAGTGTCTTTCATCTTTAGCTCCTCTTATTAATCCTTCTAAATTTGTTTTAACTTTATCGGCTAATTTTTCATTCCAATCTCTATCGCTTTCAAATGCATCTCTTTGTAATGCTAAAATTCTTTCTTCGCTAGCTTGTTCTGCTGCTTCTCTTTTTTGTCTAGACTCTAATATATCATTTAAAGCTGTAGTAATTTGAGATGTATTTGGCTTGTATCCAAATGCCATATTATAGCCCTAACCCTTCCCAGAAAGTATCTGTTTTACTTAATCGTCTATTTTCTTGTTCTAATTTAAATCTTTCATTTTTTAATTGTTGCTCTTCTGCTATTCTTGATTCTTCAATACTTGCATATTGTTTGTCTAGTGCTCTATTAAGACCTTGATATCTATATAAAAAATCTTGATTTAATTTATCTGTTAACATACTTAATTCATTTTGAGCTGCTCCTGAATGTGCAAATTTTTGTGCTCCTCCTAAAACATCTTGCTTTCTATATAACTCATCAAACATAGTAGAAGTTTTTTTACCTGAAAGTTCAAATCCAAATCTATATTCATCTTTAGCTACTTCTTGTCGACTTACTGCTACTTCAGGTAGAACATCAATAGCTTTATTTATATTTCCTATTGCAGCTTTATTTCCTTTAATTAATGCTCTATTTTGACGAGCTTGTTGATTAGCGCCAAATAAAGTTTGTCCTACGTTCAAAGCAAATGTTGCTGTTACTGGGTCAAAAGGCATCTTATCCTCCTTTCTTCCATGAATTCATTATACTTCTCCACATACTATTTTTACCATAAAAGTCTCCCTTATCAAAACCTCTATTATCTCCAAAAAAAGCACCTTCTGTCTCTTTTAAAGTACCTTTACTTCTTTTTAGATTTTCATGTCTTGCAACTGCTGGCATTGTTGACCATTGATTCCATCCTCCTCTATCGGATATTCCTCCTATTCCACCTTCTTTTGCTAAATATCTACCCATTTCATAATTCATTTTGGTATTATTTTGAAGCCATGTCTGTTTTTGTTGATTAGAAGCATTATTCCATTTATCTTTTCCATAATGTTTTTGTCCAACTTTAGCAACTCCTTGAAATAATACATCTTTAGTTACACCATCTGCTCCAAACTCTAAGGAAGAAGAATCATTTTTATAATCATCATGACTAGGGTCAAGTGTTATTCCACTAGTAGTATTTGTCCATGCTGAATTTACCATTAAAATTCCATGGTCCCATGTTCCATCAAAAATATAATTTGGTGAATTTTTATCAGAAATAACATTTTTATTAGTACTTTTTTTTGAATATTTATATTGTTTTTTATAAGCAATTCCATCTGCTGCTTCTACTTCTCTTTCAATATATCCATCATTAAATAATTGGTCCCATTCAGTATCTGTTATATTTTTTAAATTTGCAAATCCTAAACCTTTATGTTCTTGCATTACAATCTTTTTTACCATTTCTTCATCTGAAAATTCAGAATAATTAAATTTACCCGCTCCTTTTGGAAATTTTGGTCCATAATGCGATTCTATATTATTAAAAAAATTATTTTCATTATCATACACGCCCAGATATTTACCATAAGCAAGTACTTTGGGAGTAGACCATTCTTCTCCATTTACCAATATTTTTGTACCTCTATCTCCAAACTTTAAATCTTTATTTTGAATGGTATCTGCAAATGTAGTCGTTGTTATCTCAACATCAAATCCAGCATCTCTTAATTTTGCAAGACTCTCATCTCTTTCCGTCTTGTCTTCTTCTTCATTTTGCTTATGTTCTAGAGCGACAAAACCACCAGCAAGCGTATCGGTTAAAGCCTCAACTTTGTAAGTTTCATCCTGTATAATACCAGCAGTAGTTTTAGATTTTGTAATATCTTGTTGAGCATCCATAAGATACTGATTTTTATTTGCACTTTCATGCACCGAGCGCATAGAAGGGCTTTTTAATTGATTCTTATATGACTTACCTATTTCCATAAATAATTTTCCTTGTAAGATTTTATCTCTAATTTATATATATTATTCATTACTATCAACTGTTTTCTATTAGTTATACAGATTTTGCTTTTACCCATTTTTTAACATGAGCAGAATCTGAGTTTGGTCTTCCTGTAGATATATTAATCCATTTACCTTCATGTTTAACAAATTGTTCTACTTTATTAAAATTATCTTTATTCTCAAAAAATACAACATCTCCTTCTTTTCCAATATCATCTGTAGGAATATTAGATACAAATCTTGATTTGCTTTGATTTAAATGTCTACTTTCTCTATAAAACCTTCTTAAAGGAGTTTCTGTAGCTCCTCCAACACTCGCTCTTTTAACTTGAAACTTTTTTTCAGCTTGTTCTGCCATTATTTTACACTCTTTCTTCTATAAATAATTGTTACATCATTAATTTGAAAATCACTTGCTACATCTTGCCCAGAAACGTCTGTAAGCTGAATACCGAAACTTCTTATATTGTTTGCATTTGAACTCGTATATAGGTCTATTTCAGCCCAATTAGCACTACCTGCAATATTAGTTATGTTTGTTCCATTTTCATCTTGAAAAGAATGATTAAAAGTCCCTCCATCATATGCATATTTAGGTAATATATTAGTATTTCCTCCTGCTCCTCCCTTGTAAGTAATTCTTACTTTAGATATCTTTTTCCTAGCTTGAGTTCCAAAATTTAATTCTTTTGTTTCTATTTTATAATTATCTACAGCAACTGAAGGGTCTACTTTCCATGGAAGAACTGTTATTTCATTAGTATCACTTTCATATCCAAATACTAATTTTCCATCCCAAATATTTATTAAATTTGTTTTATCTTCTCTTGTTATTCTTCCAGTAGATTTTGTCCATGATTGTGTTATCATATTATATAACATTACATCTCCATTGCCTGAAACATCTGTATTTCCTCTTACAATCAATAATTGGCGTGTGTCTGGAATATAGCCTATCATAGTTTCTCCATCTTTATAAAAACCGCTACTTCCATTCCAATCATCGTCAGAAAATATTCTTATTCCTTGTCTTTCAAAACAATCTACAATTTGTTGTCCATTATACATATATACCCCATGAGCATTGCACCAAGCAACTCCATAATCTGTTTCACATACTGCGTTATAATGTGATACTCCTTTATGCTTATGGGTTGATTCAAGAAATTCTACATCTTTATTTGCATTAATAACATGAAGAGTGTTCTGTTTGAATTGAAGTAATCTATCAGCGTATCCTGCTAGCCTTATTATTTCTTCACCATCACCTACAGCAACATCTATACGACCATCCATTCTAAAGGTATCAAATTTATTACTTTTAGATTTAAAAATACTATCAGAAAATAATTTTACTTTACCATCCTTATCTTCTATTTCAACATTTCCAACATATATTCTTCTACCTAAAAGAGCTGATGTTTTCCATTTAATAGATTTTATTATGTTTCTTTCACTATACTTTCTATTTTGTATAGGAGGAAAATTAAAAGAATTACCTAAATGATATTTCCCTGGATTCATTACTGTGTATTCAGCCATTATTAATCTCCCTAATAAATTTCATGATATTGGTCTTGGTCATATTCTTCTGGAGCAACTTTATTACTTTCTTCTATTGTCATAGTAAAAATACCACTATCAGCAATTACTGTAAAATTTTCATCTAATACTTCTACTTTAAATTCTCTATCCGTTCCTAGCGCTGGTAAATACATTGGAACATAATATGTGTCTAATGTAGTTCCTGGAGTTCCACTAACACCAGTTTTTAAAGCTATTTTATTTCCAGAAACTTCCCCAACATATAAAGGAGATATTGCTCCTCCCCATATTCTTAAAAAACCATATCTACCATCAAAACCATTTACATTATTATTATCTAATATTACTCTCAAATCAACCTTAGAAAAAGATTTTCCTGCTTGAGAAGCGGCACTCCCAGTTCCTTCCCAATCAGTGCCCGAACCAGCAGCATCGCTAAAAGCAATATGGGTAGCTGATGTTGCAGAATTTTCCATGATATCTACACCTTCTCTTTTAGTTGGAGTTCCACCTACTGATGTATCGTTGTCAATATCCCAAATACCATAAGAAGATTCAGTATTAGAATTATATAATTTCCAATAATGTTTACCCCCTTCAAGCAAATCAGTATGCATTAAAAATGTCCAATCTTCATTTTGTTGTTCTCTAAAATAAAAATTAATTCCTACAATTCTATCGTCTCCTAGTCTATGGTTAGCATCGTCAGTTATTCCGCTTCCATTATCTTCTCCAGTAGATATATGAACTTGAAATATAACTTCATTATCATAAAAACTAACAGTATCTACTACATTCAAACTAGATTGAAATGGAGTTATAGGTCCTTCTTGGTCTCCCATATAAACTGGAGTAGCTCCAAATTGATAATTTCCATTCCAATCACCATTTGAATTAGTCCAATAAGATAAAACAATTTGTTTGTTTGAAGCTTCAATAGTGCTATCAGTAGGACCTGCTGCATTAGCATCAAATAAAACTAATTTATCAACATCTCCTAATAATTCTCTAAAACTTTTTAATTTTTGGTCTCCATTTTGCCATTTATGAATATCGTGTAAATTTCCAGTATTACCAAATTGATTAGTCCAAAACAAAGAAGAATCAATATATCCATACCATTTACTATCTTGTGTATGTGAAGCATCTCCTATTCTTAATAATCCATCTACATAATAAAAATTAGGCTTTATAGCTCCTGTAGCTACAACATTACTTGATAATGCTGGACTATCTCCGTCTTTATCTCTATAGTAAAATCTAATACGACCACTATTTTGTTTATCATAAATGGCTAACCAATCTTCTGGAGTTTTAGCCTCGCTATTATCATAGTCTGTTGAAAAATAATGTAATCCATATCCAGGTTCAACATCTGCTGCTACATTTTGTGCCGTAGCTAAGTTTGTTAATGCAGTATCTTGATTTCCTATATTTACTATTCTTCCCAATTTATGAATAGAAACACCATCTGCTTCTCTCATCTCTATATCACTTAAATCTTTAGGGTCTGAATTATTGTTAATTCCACCATGAAATCCTAATATTTGATATTCTTGTTTAGGCACTTTTCTTCACCTTCTCAAAACTACGCATCCCCCCGAGACCGAGCATTCCAAGAAGTACTGTTGTAAGAGTGCCCATATCAAAGGTTGGTAATACTATTTCATTTCCAAAACTATACATAATAAATGTAAGTAAAGGTTGCAATAAAAAGTGATACCCTAATGCTGTAGCACATATCCAGCCCGTGAAGGGCCTCCAGCCCGCAACAAAGATACTTGTATGACCAGCTTCTACTTTATTGACTTCCATTTGTGCTTTGTTAATTTCTGCAATTAACTCAGCTTTCTCCTGTTTGTCTAAAGTAAACTTGTCTACATGACCTGCAACCTTATCAATAATACCAGCAACTATATCTAGTTTAGGCATTATTTTTTACCTTTCTTTTTCTTGTTCGCTTTTACAACTTTTGCTTTAAGTTTTGCAAATTCAAAACATTTACACTTGTCATTATACTTACATAGTGCATAATGAAGACCAAAGCCTAAAGCTAATCCTACTATAAATCCTATCATATTTTCTCCTAACATTAATATATTAACCAATTGAATCCAACCTTGGACTCATAACTTTGAACATCGTACATGTTAAAATAACGACCTTCTAAAAATATTCCAAACTTGTTACTTATTTTCCATCCGTAAACTAGTCCCAAGTCATAATCCATTCCATTTTCTGCTACATCATAATTAAATGAATAGTCAGACATACCCTTTGTTACTGGATATGCTGTGGTCCAAAAGTGAAACCAATTCTTAGGTGTGTATTTATAATAATCAGCACCTACTGATAAACTTAATTCATTCTGATAACCAAGGTCTTTTGCATACTCTTCATTATAATCTTTAACAATCTCTCCATAGACCTGTTTATAGAACATATCATCTGTATTTGCTACTAGATTACCTTCTGCATCATACCATTTCCAGTCATAATAAGAATATCCATATTGAGTAAATTGCTGTGTCCATTCATCACTATAGCCATATTCATATGCAAATAACCAGAATGGAGTAGATTCACTAATATCAATTCCTTGTTCATCCCACCATAAATCAATAGGTAGGAAATCTAAATATGCTGGATGTGAACGACCTGCAACTCCTAATGATAATGCAAGATTACCAAGGTCTTTCTTATATCTCATATCTACAGCTGCGAACTCTACATCTTCTAATCCACGATAATCGTAGTTAGCTTTACCAATAAAGTGTTTACCCATATATCTAAGCATAAATTGTTTATTTGTAAACTCTTCTTCAAACTCTTTATGGTCTGAATACTCAATTACATATTCCCAACCCTGAGGAACATTACCAATAGCAGCACTTTCATTAATGCTAGCCTCTGTTCCTGAATACCAAACTTCGCTTTTGTTCTCATATCCGAACCTGGCTAGTTTACGAATACCGAACGTCATAACTGTATGGTCATCTAACTCTTCTTGTAACTCCTGTAATTGACCACCAGATACTTGATATTGTAATTCCTTTGTTACTGGACTACTAAAATTATAAGCTCCATATATTGTACTAAACTTAAAAAAGTCTTGTGCATATATTGAACCTAACAATAATAAACTACATAGTAATTTTCTCATTGAAATCTCCTTAACATTATTGCATCTATCTCTTCGTTTATTTTTTTGATGATTTCTTCTTTATTAAGGTTAAACGATAAACCTGCTTCAAATCTTTTAATCTCTTTACCATATTCAAACATAATAATTGTTGGAACTGATACTATCTTCCATTCACTTGCTAATACAGCACCATATTCTTTATTGTCTATACTTGCATTAAACCACTCACAGTCATCAAAATCTCCTAAATCAATAGAAGCACTATAATTCCAATCTGCATTCACTTGAACTATTACACAACCATCTTGACTTAATAATTGGACTTGTTGTAAATCTTTTAAACTACTTTGAGCATACAAGGGTGATAATGATAAACAAATACCAACTAAATATGCAATACCATATAAATAATTCATCTCTATACCTCACTTTTGCATCATCATACGTTCAATGTTTTTAACATCATCACGCATTTCTTTTTGTGTTTCTTTTACCTCAGTCACATCTTTTTGTGTCTCAATGATTGTATTTCTAATCATCTGGTCTTTTAAATCATATTCGGTTCTTGATACTTCAGGTGCTGGTAATTCTTTTGCTTCTTCAATATCTGCTTGAAGTGTAAACCACATACCAATAACCATACCCACAGTAACCAGAATACTAACACCTGTTTCCAGGCTTAATGTAAACTTGCTATCTTTACTTACTTCTGTTGCCATTTTTACTGTCCTTTTTTTTCTTTTTGTTAAAAATTTTATCCCATCTTTCAGAGAATTCTTTTTGAGATATTTTCATACCTCTTGGTTTGTCACCTTTACCTGCTCCATTTGGTCCACTAAACATTATGTATATTTTCCGCCAAT